GAACTTGCGAGAAAAATATCTGAAAACACTGGCAAGGAAAAGAGAGAGACTAACTGATAACCTGCCGGGGGGCACACGGACGCCGGTGTAAAACAGGCGTGACAAGCCGGGAGAGACCGGCTTTTAGGAGAAAAATGACAACATATAGAAAATTCAACGACGGCGTAGACGAACTCGCCCCGGGCGTCAAGATCAAGTGGTACGACGACACTTTCAAAACCCTGCGCCCGGCAGAGATTGTCCGTGAGGCTGACAACGGCTGGTGCTGGTGGGTCAACGAGGGTCGGGGCGACATCATGATCGCTTACATAAAGATTAAAGAAATCGAAGGGGTGCCGAGGAATATCCTCGTGTCCACCGAAGAGATCAAGGAGGTAGAAGACATGGGAAGTAACCGAAGAGAGGGCGCTCCGAAAACAACGACAATTACCCCAGAGATGGTCGTAGCGGCGTACATCGCCACTAGGGATGCCATCTCTGCACTTACCAAAAAATACGAAGAAGAGAAGGCTGCGCTCGAAGCTATTCAGGCAAAGCGTGGGGGATGGCTCCTCGGCACCCTCGACCGGCAGCAGGCAAAGAGCATGAAGTGCGACGCTGGTACGTTCTTCGTTGACTGGAAAGACTCGGCCACTGTTGCCGACGGGCCCGCCTTCATGGCCTGGGTCCACGAAAAATGGGAGGACAGGAAACACTTCCTGGAGAACCGGGTCAGCAAGACCGCGGTCAAGGCCCGCATTGAGGATGAGAAAGAGACTCCTCCTCCTGGAGTGAACTACACGAAAATCAAAGATGTAAAAGTGCGACGAGCATAATAAATTGACCAGCCTCCCCTAGAGGCGCAACACCAACCAACAAGGAGCAACAACACATGAGCGACAATAACCTGATGATCCCCGACAAAAACTCAATCCCTGCTTTCTTGCTGAACAAGCAGCTTGCAGCGAACTTCATGGACGAGGCGGCTGCCGGCATCGGCGCCGGGATGCCCCCGAGAATCAAGCTGAGTGCCAAGCAGTTCAAGCTGGTGGACAGCAACGGTGAGGAGACTGCCTTCCCACCGAGCCAGATGTTTGCCTCTGATGACGGCTTCTACATGCCGGCCATCATCCTCCGGGCCAAACGCGCCTTCTCCAAAGTCTGGTATCTGGAGGCCTACAACCCGAACAACGAGGAAGTGAAGGCCCCGGACTGTTTCAGCCTTGACGCCCTGCGCCCAGATCCGTCGTCCTCCTCGCCCCAGTGCGAGACCTGCGCCGCCTGCCCGATGAACGCCTTCGGCAGTGGTAAGGACCAGAACGGCACCGCCTCCAAGGGCAAGGCCTGTACCGACAACAAGATCCTAGCGGTCTACGCTGCAGGTGCCGTCTACCAACTGAAGATCCCGCCGGCATCCTTGAAGAACTACCGGCTGTACCTGGACCAAGTCCGGGTCAACCTACCGGACGTACCGCTCTACGCCATCAAGACCCTGATCGGCTTCGATGCCCAGTCTGACTTCTCCGTCCTGGTCTTCCGGTTCGGCGGCTTCGTCGGCGCGGACAAGCCTGAGCAACAGCAAAAGATCGTCGAGTTGCTGGCCCAGAAGGCCATGTCGACTGAAGCCGAGGCAATCATTGGCAACAACGGCGCGCCCCTGGCCCTGCCGACTCCTGCTGAGAAGAAGGCCATCGAGGCTCCTGCCGGCCCCTCTCCCGAGGAGTTAGCTGCCAAGGCCGAAGCAGAGGCGAAAGCTGCTGCCGATGCCAAGACGAAAGCCGACGCTGCAGCCGCGAAGAAAGCCGCCAAGGCAAGAGCTGACGCCGAGGCCAAGGCCGCGAAAGAAGCTGCTGAGAAGGCCGCTGCTGCGGCAGCGAGTGCTCCGGCATCAAGCGGGGATGTTTCCGACGACCTGCTCCGCGCCGAGCTTGGTCTTATTTAAGGAGGTGATCTGATGATAGCTGACCTGGTTACAATCGAGTCGAAGTTTGAAGAGTTCAAGCAAGAGGCCGCGAAGTTCTGCGAGAAGGGCAACAAGGCCGCAGGCACCCGGTCCCGCAAAGCCAGTCTCGAACTGACAGCACTCCTCAAGGAGTGGCGGGCGAAGTCAGTCAAAGCGTAAGTAGCAGTTAGGTGAACCTCAAGCCCCTCCAACGGAGGGGCTTTTCTCTCGGAGAAACCATGAACACAAAAGTAAAATACATCCTGGACGCTCTCAATACCTCGGAAGTCTCAGTCACCGACTTCTCTACCCTGACAAGTATCAGCAGGGTTACGATCTACAGGTGGCGAAACGGCGGGGAAGTGAAGGACGAGCTGCGCCTCAATTTGGCGTATAACACAGCGATGCGGTTGAATAAAGCCGTCCAGCACCAGCGCCTGCCGCTCACCGATCGCCTGAAAAAAGACCAGAGGGTACAAGTTCTCGGTAGCATTATTAGAGAAATGTCGGCAAAATAAGTAGTTTCTCACTTTACTACTTTGGAGGTCCGATGTTTCCTGATGACGGCGGTTTCCTTTCCAAGCTCCTCCCGTCCGAAGGGCTGTACTGCGTCGCGCAGTTGCTGCCTGGCGGAGGGTTTAAGCATTTCTTCTACCCGGCATTAGTCGACGCCCAAGCCCAACTTGGCATCCTCGACCAGTCAGGGGTTACCTGCTATATCGCCCAGGCTACCTACGACCCGGCCAAGATAACCGCGGCCCAGGCCCACAACAAGGCCCTGCCCTACGGCCACGACAAAGCGCTCAAGATGAAAGAGCGTAGCCAGGCCAACGCCCTGCTCATCAAAAACTTTTTCCTCGACATCGACTGCGGTGAGAAGTGGCCGCTTAAAGATCAGAAAGAGGGCGCTGCCGCGCTCAAGCAGTTCATCGCCGACTCAGGTCTGCCCTTCCCTGCCGTGATCAACTCTGGAAATGGTCTGTACGCCCAGTGGTTACTGGACGAACCGATCGACGCCGAGAAGTGGCGCTCCGTCGCTTTTATCTTAAAGCAGGTCGTAGCCAAGCTGGCCCCGAAACTCGGCGGCGACTCGTCGCGCACCTCTGACAGCGCCTCAGTCCTGCGTGCCCCGGGCACTACTAATCGTAAGCCTAACCGTCCTAGTAAGCAGGTCGTAATCTTAAAAGACATGGAGCCGATCCGGTTCCTCGATTTTGTTGAGGTGCTCAATAAGGCCGCAAGAAAGGCTCAGGTTGCCCACCACACGCTCGCGGCCCCCAAGCCGAGCACTGACATCAACTCCGAGTTCTACGACAGCCTGGAGCCTTCTGGGCCTCCTAGTGACGCATATCAGGTTGCCGACCTCTGCGCCCAGTTGCGGGAGATGAAGGACAGCGGCGGCAACATCGCCGAACCCCACTGGTACGCCTGCCTGGGACTCCTAGCCTACTGCGAGAACGGAGACGAAGCAGCCCAAGCCTGGTCGGCCGGGCACCCTGACTATGATTACGGCAAGACCAGTGCCAAGATGGACCAGTGGCGGACAGCAGGCGTCGGCCCTACCACCTGCGTGAAGTTCGGCGCGGACAACCCGGAGATGTGCATTGGCTGCAAGGCCAACGGCAAGATCAAGAGTCCGATCGTCCTCGGCCGGCCCGCCCCGGAAGAGAAGAAAGACACCTCAGCCCCGCCGAACTTCAGGCGGGCGGAAGACGGCCTGTTCTGGTCAGAGGACGGCCACTGGGTAAAATTTTATGACCTAGACCTGTACTTAGAACGTCTTGCCTACGACCATTCGTTAGGCTACGAGGTCATGACCATCCGGCACTACCTGCCGTTTGAGGGGGATCTCGAGTGTACTGTCCGGTCGTCGCTCGTCAACGACCCGAAGATGCTGCTGACCACGCTTGCTGACAATCATATAAAAGTCGTTGGGAACAAGGAGAAAAAGATAATGGTTGCATATTTGGAAAGTTACCAGGCCAAGCTCCAACGGGAACGGAAGATGCAGGAGCTGCTCTGCCAGATGGGCTGGAAGACGGCCCGCAACGGCTTGCCGATGATAGTGTTAGGAAGAAAGGTCTACAACGCCGACGGCTCAGTCGATGAAGCTAGTCTTGCCCGGAACGTCCCGGCCGCGGCCGAGGCCTATCACTCAGAGGGGCACCTGTACAAATGGAGCGACGCCACCAGGCTCCTCGGTGCTCCGGGCATGGAGCAGTTCGCTTTCGCGCTGCTCACCGGCTTTGGTGCCCCGCTCATGCGCTTCACCGGCTACAACGGCGCCATCGTCTCCCTGCACGGCGAGTCCGGCACCGGCAAGTCGCTCATTACGACAATGATTCAGTCGATCTATGGGGAGCATCGGAAACTCATGATGCTCCGGGGAGACACCGCGCTTGGCACTCTGAACCGTCTCGGGGTGTACGGGAATTTCCCATTGACGGTGGATGAGGTCACCAACAGCGAGGGGCTGTCGGTTTCAGATTTTGCCTATCAGGTAACCCAAGGCCGGGTCAAGGTGGCGAGCACCAAGAACGGCACGGAGCGGACCGGGATCAATGAGTGGAACACCATCGCTATCACCACCTCGAACTCGTCGCTCATCGACAAACTCAGCGGGGTCAAGGCCGACGCCAGTGCCGAGATCAACCGGGTGTTTGAGTATCAGGTACACCGTGTGGACAGCTTCCAGGAGGATGTGACCACCGCCCTCTACTGGACGATCACTGAGAACTACGGTCACGCCGGCGAGGAGTACGTCAAGTGGCTGGTTAAAAACGAGAAGAAGATCAAGCCTGGGATCGACAACATCCGGGCGAGGGTCGAGCAGATGGCCCAGTTGAAGGGCGAGGAGAGGTTCTGGGGCGCGGTCGTATCGGCAGCTATTTTTGGCGGGCTGGTGGCTAAATCGCTCGGCTTAATCCAGTTCGAGGTTATGCCGGTGCTGAACTGGGTCTGTGGGAAAATCTTTGAGATGCGTGAGGACAAGGTTGATTTAACCTCGACCGCCGTCGATGTTCTCGGACAGTTCCTGGACGACCATGCGAACAACCGCCTGCTGGTGAAAGGCTCACTGGTCAACCCCCGCGGCATCTGCACCGTGATCGAGGCCCCACGCGGCCCGCTCGTTGTCCGCTACGAGATCGAGGACCGCCTGCTGTATTTGTCCCGCACCGCCCTGCAGGCCTGGCTTGGCAAGAAGCACGCCTCGTATTCTCGCACCAAGAATGACCTGCTTAGTATGAAGGCTTTAGTAAATCCCAACAAACGGAAGGTGCTCGGGGCAGGGACAACCTGGGGCGGGGCACTGACGCCGGTGTGGGAGATCGACATGTCCTGCGCAGCGTTGGGGCGCACCGCCGAGGAGTTCCGGATGGTAGCTGAGGAGATGGCTCGGGAGAAGGGGGAGTTTGAGGTATGACCACTGGAGGGACACAAATGAAAAAACTGACTGAACTCGATCTCCAAACCGCTATTGATGAGTGTGCCGATAAACGATTCAGGTCACATGGAGCCTGGTTGGCCGGAATGGTCAAAAGATTGAACGCTGTTCTTGAAGGGAGGAAACTTATTCCGCCCGCACCGATACGACCAGCACCGCGGACGATAGTCAAAACTGGGAGCAGCACGGAGCCAGAAGTTCCGTGTGCATCGTGAAGTGACTGAACGCAACCGGGGGTTGCGAGGGAGATTTAGAAGAAACTACTTTAAGAGGAGTCAACCATGGACGAAGTGACAGGCAGGTTAGAGAACTGGGCGTTCTTCGGTAAGGCGCTCTGTGGACAAATTTATGACGATAAGAAAGGCCGGTGGCCGGATGGCCATGCAGTGAAATTTGTGAAGGTCGCAGCCTGTCGGCTGCGGGAAGGCGGGGTGGTTAAGACCCGGAACAGTTCATATTTACTAGGCAAGGAGGCGGGGGTATGACGAACTTGGAGGAGTACGAGGAGTGCCGTGAAGAGATGACCGCTGTTGATAAACTTATCCTGGCCGTAGTGCTGGCCGGCCTGCTGTCGTTTTGGACTGGTGTGGGTTATTTGGTGGGAGGTTGCTTATGAAAGACAATCTCGACGAGATCGTCGCCGTCCAAGACTGCCTCCCCGGCAAAACCGCCATGACGACGATAGCCGACGGCGACGTGTGCCTGATCGCCCGGGACGAGGGGCTGATGATAAAAGGTGATGTTATCCCTTGGCGGAGCGCGACCGCCGTAGCGGAGGAGATAATGCGCATGGTGGGGGAGTGGAGATGAGCGACGAGAAGAAGTGGAGCGAAATGGTTAACGAATCAAGAGGTGCGATTGAGGATTTTAACGACTTTTCTGACGATAGGGCAATCATGTATGCTGCAGACAAACTTCGTAATTTGGAGGCGCAGTTAGCAGCCATTCGCGCCGTATACGAAAAGTGTCAAGACGCATACGCCTCAGGGAAACATTTCACCTCTCTGCAGACTCTCAAAAAGGACCTCGAAACCATACTTGGAGACCACAAATGAAAATAACTCTTGCAGAAATAATCAAGCTGGCAATGGCGTCGGAGACCACTCCGCCAAGAGTCGTCGAGACCGAGGACGAGGCGCAGGCTTTAACTGCGGCCGATAACGGACGGGTCTGGGCCGTCGGCGATGAGTATTATGAGTGGGAGTATCAGGAGGATGGGGGGATGAGCTTATGTTAAGATGCCGAGTATCCGCCAAAAAGAAAAGTCCGACAGATTTCCAAGCCGCTAAAGTGGAGTCGCCCTTCGGGGCGACCCTGATCCTCGCCTCCATGGGTGAAGGTGCGAGGCTCTTGCACGGCGAGGAGGCGAGAGCGGTAGCGGCCGAGATGTCCCGGCTGCGCCTTGGGGCGAACGAGTGGCGATGGGTTGGGTTTATGGAAGGAGGGAGAGATGTATAAACCACTGGAAATTGAACTACTCTCAGTACATGGAGTGTGGGAGTCTATGCTTGCCATGCGGTTGCCGAAAGGAACCAAGTCTGATTCGATCGCGTATGCCGCAGACACCGTCGACATAGGCTCGGAAGACGCTAACCTTGCTGGAAGGCTTATCCGCGCTGGCAGCGATCACGCCAAGGCTATGAGGGGGGTTGTAGCTTATCTCCGCATGAACCTGCAGGTCGGCTTCATGATGGAGTTCGAGACTTACAGGCACGGCGTAGAGTGCCTGTCCACCTCGTCGGCCATGCACGGCGAACTGAAAGAACTGACTGGCGAGGCTCTTGCTGAACAGAAGCAGGCCGACCTGCCGGAGAAAGTCTACACCAGGATTATCATGGTGTCCTACCAGGCCCTGCGGGCAATGTATCGGGCGAGGCGAAAGCACCGACATCCTGACTGGCAGATATTCTGTGACTTCGTCGAAGGGCTTCCGCACTTTGACGTTTTGATTTTTCCGGAAGGGAGGGGCTGATATGAGACCATCTTGGATCGACGAATCAGGCTACTGCAGCGTTCACCAGTCGTATCATTGCGGGTGCTACCGGCCGACGGAGAAGGCGCCGAACGAGTGCATCAAATGCGGCAAGCCGAATCACGGCAAAATATTATGCGAGGAGTGTAATAAGGAATGGCAGGCGTGGGCCGTTGCCGATTCACAACGGATGGTAGATGAATTTTATGAGGAGAAAGCGAAGATGGAAGTGAAATTGGGAGACTGCCTCGACGAGGCCAAGGCCACAATCTGTGGCGAGCGGCAGGACGTTTACGGGAGTCCGGAGGATTCGTTCGCGGTGATTGCTCAATACTGGGAGGTGTACTTGCAAGAGTATAAAGTATGCAGTGACCCGCTCTCCGCCAAGGACATCGCCCACATGATGGTCCTGTTCAAGATGGCCCGTATCCAAGGCCAGAAGCCAAGCCGGGATTCATATGTGGATATTTGTGGCTACGCCGCTATTGCGGCTGATCGTCTCGGAAACTAAAACAACCCCGCCTCTTATTTTAACTTGAGGCGGGAAAACTAAAATAAGGAGGTGGAGGGATGGTATGCGCACGATGGATAGAACTTATGAAAAAATGGCGCTCTGAGGGGTATCCGTACAGAATCATAGGAGAGGCAGTGGGAGTATCTACAGAACGCGCCCGTCAAATCCTTAAGCGCGAGGAGTCCAGGGCGAAAAACGGAGATTCTCAAACCATGGAGAACGCGCTTTCTACACGAGTCCGGAATATTTTACACAACAATGGTATTACTTCAAAGGACGACTTACAAAAATTCTTAGCCTCCGGCGAGCGACTCAGAGATTTAAGAAACTTCGGAAAGCGCATGGAGCTTGAGGTACTCAATTGGCTGTCTGGTAGTAAGTAGGAATCCCAAACTCCTCGGCCACGCCGAGGTCTCGCCGGCCGGTGGTGCCGTTACCTCCGGTAACGAGTTGCGAACAAAAAGGAGAATACTGTGAGCATTCAAGAAAAAGTCGCTGCCATAGATGGCTTAATCCTGGAAAGAGTAGCCAATCTCGAGGGTAAATGCCAGATGTATGACATAGTGATGGACGGGAAAGTGTTCGAAGAAGTTATCGGCCTGGGGAGCAGCACCTACAAAACCCCGTACAACGTTCTTAACCGCCGATTGTTCGCCTTGAGAAAGGCCGGAGTACTCACGTACTCGAAAAAGAATGGGTGGGCGGTAAAGAAACCTGTTGCACATTCTGCGCAGATAGGCTACTCTCCAAATTAGTCAACACATCTTTAACGCCTTTGACCGTTCCCAGCGGTCGAGGCGTTTTCTTTTTTACTGCCCCGCAGTATAAGTAGGAATCCCAAACTGATCGGCCATCATTAGATCAGTGCTGTCCGTCTCCCCGAGGTCTCCGAGTACCAGTCTTCTTATAACTGGCCGGAGGTCTCGGCCGGAGATGGCTCTCCCCGGCATCCTCTCGTTGTACTTCCGAATAGCTTCGAGAACTTCCGTCGTGTCTCCGCCCTCGATAATGGCGTTAGCCGCATCACGCACCAGCCGGCCGCGGCGTTCGCTGACCTCGGTCTTCATCTTGTTCAGGGTGAAGTTTGCGGTCTGAGCGGCGGCGATCTCAGAGGGAGTAAACCCAAGGCCTACCATCAGGATCTCGTCCGGCCCGATCGCAGCGTCGTCCAGCAACCTCTTGCCTTGTCCGTCCTTCAACCCTTCCGCGCCGACACGGTACGCCTTCAGAGCGTCCCTGATCGGTTTGGGTGTGGCCTCCTCGAGCCCTCGCATGTAGTTCCCTTTGTTCATCATCTGGTCGTAGCCCTTAACCCACGACTGGGCGACCGAGAAGCCTGGGCCGAGCAGGTTGCCTGCGTACCAGGCGGCGAGTCCTGCCCCATGGAGGCCAGAGGGCGGGTCGGTCTGGGTGCCGAAGATGTTCGCCATGCCGATCCGGTTGGAGACGTTGACGCCCAAGAGGGAGGGCAGGCCGAACATCGCAGCGTCGCCGGCAGTCTCGCCGAAGGTCTCTTTCAGCCAGTTGGTCATGGCGAGTTTGGCATCCCACGGCTCGTCGTCATCGCCACCGAAGAGGTTCGCCACTCCGAACAAGAGAGAACCGAAGACGAGACCGTTGGCTCCGCCGAGAAGGGCCGACATGCCGGCAATGCCCTTGAACTCTTTCCACGCGGCCTTTTTCACCTCCGGTGTTTCCCCCTTCACTGACTGCCACATAAGCAGCCCGAGGCGCAGGGCGGTGTTTATCCGGTAGGTCTGGAACTGCAGGAGTGCGGTAGGCACCGAGCCTTGCAGGACATATCCTTTGTCCTCTTTAGCGTAGGAGTAGAGAGTTTCGGAGATGGTCTTCTTGATCTCCTGCATGGCGGTGAAGAAGTCTTTCTTATCCTGAGTAGCGAGATCGAACGTGGCGAGCGCCGCAGCTTTCCGGCTGCCTAACTCTCCATGCTGCATAGGGAGCATAGCGTAGCTGAACGCTTTGCCGAGCACCGAGGTCTTCTTGCCGAACGCCTCTGCCTGGGCCTCATGCACTGCTGAGATATCAAGGAGGTTCATAGCAATGGCTTCTCGGAGCATGAGCAACTGCTTCTGCTTGTAGTTCAACTTGGCGATCATCGCGTCTTTCTCGGCCTGAGTGTACCACTCGGAGCCTACCGGACGGTTGGGGGTGCGCTCGGCCTCGCTTACCCTACGGTGCAGTGCTTGGTAGACCTTGTCGACCTCGGTATCAGCGAGCATGGCCTCTTCGGTGAAGTCCTTGGAGAACGCCTGTTTGAACCCTTTGCCAAGAGCCGCGGAGGACTTGCCCCATCCGAACCGCGCTGAGAGATTAGGCAGCGTGATTGCCGGCAACTGAGTCAACTGCACGAGGAAGGTGGACGGCGAGGTCATGTAGTAGCCGGTGCCGAGGGCGCTGATCGTCGAACTGACTACGTTGGTCGACCGGGTCCGGATAGCCTGCAGCCACCGGCGCTCATTGTTCAAGATGTGCCCGCGCAGTGTCAGGTCGATGTCTCCCTTCTTGCGGAGTTCTCGGTTTTCTTCGGCCAGGCTCTGGATGTCAGCTTCGAGTTTCTTGCCTACTTCCATCCACGCGGCGGATGAGGCGTGCCTGAGCATGTAGTCGATGTAGCTGCGCAGCATGTCGGTGCTGGCGCCCTTGGTGCTCTTCCTGTGGATCGAGTTCTTGAGTGCTGCGGTGTCCGGCAGCCAGCGCAGAAAAGTCTGGTTGATCCCTGATACCAGGGCCTGTGCCCGGCTCTCGGCGTCGGCTACAGCGTCGCCGTCGGTCGGGTCTACTCCCGTCAGGTAGTTGGCTCTGACACTGGTGAGGACTTGGTTGATGAGTTCCGACGGCACCGCGCCGTGAGTAGCGGTGTGCTCCTCGATTACGCCTTCGACGAAAGAGTCCTGCTTCGCCCCGTTTGCTTTGGCGGTGAGTTTCGCCTGATCACGCTCGGCGATGGAGTCGAAGTGAAGAACTTCTCTGGTGCCGTCCTTTGCCGTGTACTCGAGATACAGGTTGCCGTACCGGGAGAGTGGTACGTAGATACCCTTGATGTTGGAGAACACGAGGTTGAACCTCTCCATCAACTTTGCTCTTGTGGCCGGGTCGTTCTTAGTACTCTCTTCGATGGCTGCGAGGAGGTTGTCCCGCTCCCTCTGGCGCATGGCCTTGAGATCGTCGATCACACGTAGGGCTTGTTCTTTTGAGGCCTTGTCCATCTTTGCCCAAGCGGCGTGCGCTTCTTTCCACGCCTGCAGATAATGCTTGCCGGTGGACTTCGCCATACCGGAGTTCTCCCACTCGATCTGGGCGCTCTTTATATACTCCTGCTTGTTGGCCCCTTTCCGGCCCCAATCTTGGCTGTACTGGTCCGCCCACGGGAGCATCTGATAATAGGTGCCTTTCAGGAGTGCATCGTTGAAGGCGTCGACGCCTGCGCCCTTCTCGGCGACTTTTTTCGCCTGCTGATAAATCTTGTAAGAGTCGTCGGAGATCCTGGTCTTGGTCGACAGCATCTCGTTCAAGTGATCAACCGACCACTGCAGTTGCTTGACCGTCTTCCCCAGTGTCGCCCCGAGGAAGGATTTGGGCAGGACACTCAGCCACTTGTCCGCGTGCTGCAGGTAGAACTCGTGCAGTTTATTTTTCGGATTCGCCAGAGCCTGAGCAGCCTGCAGTACCCGGTCGTGGCCGGCCTTGAGGGCGGTGTCGAGGGATTCGAAGACTTGTTCGCTCGTCACTTGAAACGCAGTAGCCTGCTTGGCCGTAGCGAGTCCCCCATTAAAAACAGTGTTCGCTTCCGCAATCTCATTGATCGGGGCGTTGAAAATGTCCTCGCCGATGCGGAGAACCTCACTGAGAGCGGTGTCGGCCGAGGCCGGCAAGCCAAGAAGGGTGCGGACTGCGGAGACGAACTTGCTCCAAAGGGTCTCGGTCTTGGATATTTTTATCGTCTCCAGGTAGGCCTGCATCTCCTTGTTGGTCAAAGTCCAAGCGAGAATCTCGTCAACGGACTGTACTGAGTTGGTCGCGCCTGAGTAAATCCTTTGCTCAAATTCTGTGAGCGCAGGGCCTCCGGCTTGTGACTCTCTAACTCTATTGTTGAAGTGCTTAACGATCTGATTCGTCACGACGAACAGGTCGGCCGTAGACTTTGCGATCGAACTGCCTGCGCTTGCCTTGCGGTTGCCGAGAAAGATTGCAGCCTGCGAAGCGGCGTGAACCAATTCATGCAGGACTGTCTCGTAAGACATCCCAACTTTGCCGGTAACGTCCGCCCCGTTCAGCCAGATGGTGTTAGAGATTCCGCCCTTGAAATCTGTAGAGGATATGCCTCTAGACCCGAGCAGGGACCTGGGCACCTGATCTCCGACATGCACTACCTTAAAGTCGAACTTGACTCCGGCGCCCTTCAGTTTGTTGATGGCGTCTTTTACCTTCTTGGCGATCAGCATGTAGCTGGCACTCGGCGCGTTGTCCACCAAGAATTGAATAGCCTCGGTAGTTGTCTTGCCTTCAATACCTTTCTGGACGAACGTAGCCTCGGCAGTATCTGGGTCGTAGCTTTTCTGCTCGGCGCTCACCTGCTGCGAGGTGGTGCTTGTGGAAGACGCCTCCTGCCCTGCCAACTGCGCCGTGATCTTGATCGCCTCGCTGAACGCCGTCTTGTGCTTGACATCAATCCCCAGGACCTGCATGACCTTCTCAACGAGCGCGTCCCAGGCCGAGCGGAGCTTGCCGCCGTTATTGATCTGCACCGACTCGAGGAACTGCTGGACCTGCGGCGAGGAGAACGCTTGAGCGAGGAACTCTTTCTCATTGGTGAAAGCGTAGGCGATATTCTCAACCCCGGATAAGGTGCCCGCCGGGAACTTGTTTTTGAAGGCCTTGCTGCCCCCTGCCGCTTCGATCTCTTTCATCTGTTGCTCAGAGATCAGCCCCTGCTTGATCGCTTCCCTACGGGCCTGCAGCATGACCTGCTTAAGGCGCTTCTGCATACCCGGGTTCGCCGCGAGTTCGGCAACGGTGACAGAATGCACTATCTCATGCAGCGAGGTCTCGAACTGGTTCAGGTCCTTGACCGTGACCGTCCTGGTCGACGGCCGGTAAGATGCAGATTTTGCATTCGGGTCGATGACGACCTTGATATTTGCGAGTTTTGACTGCGGCGTGAACTGATGGAGAAGGGTGCCTAAGTTTCTCGTCACCTCGCTCGGCGCCTTGGCTATTGAGGAGAAAAGCTGCGTGGCAGTGATCTCCTGAACCTCGCCTTTAGCAGTTTTGGCTTGGAGGGATTCGTAAGTCTCAGGCGCCTTCAGCACCACGTCTGCTCCGCCGTCAGCCCGGGTCACGACCTCGTGCGTCGCCTGCAGTTTGTTCCTGCTGATATACCCCAGAGCCGCACCTTTGGTCTGAGCAGTAAACACCGGCGCGGCCGGGTCGACGGTGATCACGCCCTCCGGCGAAACGGAGGTGCTCACTCCCTCGGGCTTGAGGTTGTTCGTGGCGAGGTAGTTGTCGTAAGCCTGCTGGTTGACGAAGGAGATTTTTGAAGCAGGGGGCGTTGCCGCCCCCGCGCCCGGGGTCGAGACCTCCGGGTTGGTTACCACCTGAGCCGCTTGCGCGGGATTGACACTCCCCAGCTCGGCAGCCGGATTTCCGGCTCCTTGGGCGGGGGTTTGGGTTCGTCCTTGGGCTTCTGCACTCGCTGCCTCCATCACTTGAGGGGAAAGGTCAGTTATGGAACGGTTGTCTAAAGAAGCGGCTCCCCGGGGTGAGCTTGCCGCGACGCCGGTTCCGGATGCCGGCTCAACGGTAGAGGCTTGGGGAGCATCTGGTTTCCTTACGGCAATAAACCCGTCCTTGACAGGCACGACATCGTAGTTTGCCGGGTCCTCGCCCTCCCGCTTGATGGCTCCAAGCGTCGCGCGTTCGGTTGCGATCGGCCGGCCTGAGAGGTTGGCGATGATCGACTTGTCGGCAGGAGGCGGCTCGGGAGTGTACTCCCGCAGGGCTACCTCGTCAGCGTTGCCGAGTTCGGGTGCAGCCGTGCCTAAGAAATTACGTTTGGTCTCAACTGTGTTCGCCGATTGGTTACGGGCGAGGGCCTCGCTCTGCTGTTGCTCCCACTCGATGTCGGAAGTCGCCTGCTCAAGGTTCGTCTCGGCGACTGCGGCCGGGGCCGGCTGGGCCAGGCGCCTCATCCCGAGCGGCACGTCCGGGCTATAGCTCTTGATGTCCTGATCAATGGCGATGCTGCGCGGGTCGCGCATCCCAAGAGCCTCGGCCCGGGCGATCTGGGCGTCGTAGTCCTGGTTGTTGGCCGCTTGGTTCCGCGCTTGTGCAGCCTGAGCCTGCTGCTCCCAGTCAATGTCGGAGGTAGCTCTGTCGAGGTCAGTGCCGGCAACTGCAGGAGCGGCGGGCCTGGCAAGGCCTCTCTCCCCAAACAAAAAGTCCTGGGGCATGGTGGCAAGAGTCTCGCCGGCAGCAAGCCGGTTACCCAACTCGATCGGGTCGACTGTGACCTGCTGGTCTCCGACCATGAACGACGCCTTGCCGTCGGTGACGGAGACGTTGGTGTCTTTTAATAAATTATTAAGTAGCTGCTCCTGTACCTTGTCGACCGCAGCCGGACTACGTCGTGCCCCACCACCGAACGCTCCGCCGGCAACACCTCCGCCTAAAGCACCCATCACGCCGCCGAGTGCGGTCTCTTCGAGACTCTCTTTGGTCAGGGGGTTGTCGTAGGCAGCGATCTGCTCAACCGGGTTCTGGACGAGTTCCTCCGCGCCTTCGATGAGTGCGCCCTTGCCGGCACCTTTCACGACTGCGCCTTTCAGGGTGGTGCTCGCCATCATCTTGGCAAGCTGGTCGCGGCCTTCTTTCGTGACGAGTTTTGTTGCCCAATCCTGCGGGCCGAACTTCTGCTCGATCGCACCGACTGTCGCCGCACCGAGAGCGGCTACGGCCTTGTCGGCTCCGGAGGTTGTGGCGGTTGGGTCCTTCTCAATCTGCTCGCCTCTGATCCCACCGTAAGAGGGGAGGGCTGCCATGGCGATCGGACCGCCCCAAGAGATAGCTTGACCTGCTATAGCAGTAAGTCCGCCAAGAAGTGGGTTAATCGCAGTGGCATACGGCGCAGCCGCAGTGATCCCCTGCCCAAGAGCGCGGATGCCGAGAGCGCCGGCGACGGACGGGGCGACGTTACCTACCGCTTCCTTGACCGCGGTGACTGGCTTGTCGACGACATCGCTCAGTTTGTTGATCGCCGTCGGGTTGGCGTCGATGACGCTCTGCCCGTAGGTGCTGACCGGGTTGGCCTGAGAGACACCGGGAATAAAGTCCGCAGCGGCCTGGCCGACACCCTTGATCGTCTGCCCTACGGCGGACTTGAAAGAAGCCGCGAGGCCTCCTTCGGCAGGGGGCGAACTACCAAAAACTTGATCCTCTGGAAGGTATCCATCGGTTGCCCCGAAAACCTCATCGTCTGACAAGTACTCAGCCATTTGCGCCCCTGCTTAGTTGGATATCCTCTTAAAGCCTTTACCGTCCCATATAACCTGACTGCCGTTTGCGGCAGTGTACGTCTGACCTACCACTAGCTGCGAGGCGTCTTGTGGTACTGCAGGTGCTGCGCTCCGCATCCCAAGTTCTCCGGGAATAATCGTTTTCTCCGTCAACGGGTTGTAGAACCCTTCTTGCTTCATTGGCACCCCAAACTTCGGATCGACTGAGTTCGGAACTTCTCTGGAGAACTTCATCAGTTTCCCTTGCTCCGTAGCCTGTCGAATCCCGGCCGTGGTCGCTGCCGCTTGCTCCGCTCGCGCTGATCGTTCTGCCTGCTGCGAGGCGTTCTCCTTGGGGAGTTCTGCAGCCTGCACCCCGCGATAGGCATTCTGCGACTCAGCCTCGGAGGCGAGAATCTTGTTCCTGTCCATCTGTACTGCGTCGCCGGCTGCGGCGATCTCCCGCTGGTTACGGAACCCGAGTCGCGAAGTGTCGGCCTGGATACCGGCGATCTCCCGCTGGTTACGGAACCCGAGTCGCGAAGTGTCGGCCTGGATACCGGCGGTGCCAAACGAAGTTTCTGACTGCAATCTGGCGTTCTGCCCGGACTGCTCGTTAGCGAGAAGCTGCTCGTTGAGCTTGCTGCGTTGCTTCCACCCCATCCCGGGAGAGTTTTCTCTGGTAAGGAGCGTAGGGCCTGGGCCTCCCTGCGGGGGGCGATCAAGTATCCTGTCTGCATTCTGCGCGGCGCGGATACCTTGGCCGGCGTCAAGCCCTCGACTGGCGTTGAACCGATTGATCTGCGCAGTTGGTCGAACTGGATTTTCAAGGAACCTAGATTGCGCTGCGGCGTCGGTGCCCGGGGCGAACTGAACGTCCATGTTACCTACTCGGCGGATGCCTCCTGTCCGGGCCTGCAGCGGCACCGACCGCGTCCCGGTAGGCCCTGACGGACTGCCGCGTAAGAAGCCTGCCTGCTGCTTAATGGCAGCGATGCGCTGGGCCTGCTCGGCCGACGGCCGCATCCCCCCAGCGATGGCTGCGTCGATCTTGGCGATGCTGTCTTTTATTGCGAGGTCGTTCTGTGAAGCGACAGGCGATGCGGCAGGCTGCCATCCAGCACTCTGGATGCCGTCACGCTGCAGACCCGCCGGAACAGGAGGATCGGCTGCCACCACTGGTTGAGGCGGAAGCACCCCTCCCGGAAGAGTCGATTCCCGCATAAGTTCGTTACGTCGGTCGACAATACCAGACTGGAGGTTGTACCTATTTACCGCCGCATCGTTAGCAGCCGAGGTAGCAGCCAAAGCGTTTATCCCTCGCTGCACAAGTTTACCCCCTGTCATAGTGACAGCGTCATCTACTGCCCGCCTTATAGGCGCAACAACAGCGGTAGTCATCTTGTCCTGCGCCGCCACAGTCGGGGTGCCAGGGGCGTAAATGCTGTAAACTTCGTCAGGGCGCTTATATCTCGCAAGATCAGCCATCGGCGTACCTCCTCTAAAATTTTAGGAGTATAGTAACATATTATTACAGAAAATGCACTTTTATTCTTGACATGGCGCTCTCTGCTTCAGAAAACGCCTGGCAATTTCACCGCCTGAGCTTCACAACACTTGCGCTCATGTGATCTATGGCGAACCAGCACCCATCGACGTTCTCGACTTTAAAGCTCCAGTAAGCGCCGGTAGAGCCGCGGCCGACGGGCTTGTATATATACTGCCGGCCAGGTGCGGTAGGAGCGAACGTTACCGCAGGTTGATCGGCGCCGTCAACCGTAGGGGTGACAATAACCGTGCCTTCGGTCTCGACCCCGAGATAGATGTACTGCAGGCGCTTGTTGCCGGCGTACCCGAGCTTTGTGACGAACGTTTCGAGCACGCTGGCAATGTCAACTCCATCATACGTTTCACCGCCAATCTCACAGAGTTTCGTAGTTGAACAGGCAAGATAATGCTCCCCAAACTTGCAGAACGAATTGAAATCAAATCCGGCAAGCTGGGTGGTGGCGTTGTTTTTGAGGTTGGTATGCAGGGTAAGCATTATGCCTCCGGATCGTGTTCGGTTTGGTGAATATCGCTGACGCTTTCGCTATGGCCCCAAGACTCCTGGACGCCTGCGCTGCGGCTGGTGGTATGTCCAACAGAGGTGTTGACCGCATTGAGAGCGGATGCCATGGTCTGAGCGGTAGCCCCGAGCAAGCCGTTGGTGATCCTCTCCCTGACGCTGTTGATCGAAACTGTACCATCCAGGGTTGCCTTCAGTTGCTCGGTGACTTTCCGCAACTCCAACTCAGCAAATTTCAACTGAGCCTCGTTGTTGGCTGAGAGTGCGTTGTACCAAGCCGTCTGCGCCCGGACCATGGATTCGTAGATATCGGCTTCAGCCTTGGTGAGTCCAGTCAGAATAGTGCCGCCAGTTTCAACGGCGAACTGAGTATTTTTCTGGGCAAGCTCGGCCTGGGAAATAACGATCTCGTTGCTCGAAGCGTGTTCCTGTCGCAATATTTCTGCTGCCATCTGGTTACTGAGATTTTGCATGGCGTACTGCGGAAATGATAAGGCTTTTGATGCGATCTCGCTGACTCCTGCCGCATACGCCTTTTCGTTCGCTGCCTGTTTCCGGTCGGCGTCACGCTGATAGAGAGCTGCTTCAACCGCCGCACCAAGTCCTGATCCTCCGGCTAAGTCGGTCTGAATCTTCGTCAGGATCGCCAACCAGAGCGCGGAAACATCCATTGGCGGCGAAGGAGTAGGAACCGACGACATATCAATTGCCGGAACCGGCGCAATCGTCACGTCAGCCAGAGCATCAGCCCAACCATCTGGCATCTCGATACTGGCCAGCATTGCACTCAGGTCTGACATGTAGCCGAGAACCAAAGCCTTCATTTCGTCAACGAGCAGATTCGTTGAATTGAACTGCTGAAGGATAATGTTCTCGCCGCCTACATATCCTGCTGACGGAATAGGTACTTTGTCTTCTGAGACTGTTACTGGATAACCACCCATAATTACCTCTTATATACGTTTATTTTACTATCCATTATTCTTCACTGATAATAACTGGCAGCATATCAAAAAGTAAGCTCTCACCCATAACTGATGCTACTCCTTCTGGAGTTAACTGTTCTGACGCGCTTTGATCATGCATTTGAATCATGGTTTTAATTGTATTCATTAACCCACTTGGAACAGTAATAGAATTAATACTTCCAAGGCTTAAACTTGGTGAATGATTAGCAAACCCAAGTGCTACATCCACAACTATTTTAGATAAGTCAATCTCAGTGTTAGCACCAGTATAATCGGCCATTGTATTGGCCGTTATCGCGTATGCATCATTTTCGTAGCGGGCTACCACAGAAATACCAAATACACCGAAGCTACTATTTGCCATACAAGAGGTTGCTATTTTCAGTGGGTTCTGTGGAATAACAGGAACGTCTATCGGGCCATCTAGCCTAGATGTATAGAATAATGGATTCTGGTTATAATCATCTACGTACGAAAGCAACGCTGGATTGCCTATAGCTGAAATATTTGAAAAGTTCCAACCGGAAATAGTAGTGACATCTGTCTCTTGAGTAGCTGTTATTGTTGCTGCCGAAAATGCACTAGCTCCCCAAGGTGCTTTCATGGAGTAATTAAATGTGCGCGTCCCTGACCTATGGCCAGATAGAGTTTCTGCTGATCCCTCACAAAAAGAATACTCATAGTCGCCATTTCCAGTAAGCGTTCCTTCATAGTGATAAGAGGCGTCTACAGATACCGAAAACTCATATATTTGACTTGTATTATCCTTCAGTACGTAACATGCAAATGATACACTTGGCCAGTTCGCTCCGCCAGTAGTAACTGATTGGGCGTAGTACGGATTAATATACGATGAATCAGAAGTTACATTATTTTCTGTGTTCGGGTTTAGAAAGTAAGTATGCCCATTTGCCAGGTTCCATACATACATCTCACCGTCTTTTTCGCTTGATAAGGTATTTCGAGTATTTTTGTTATACCCTCCTACGCTGCCCAAAGATGTCAAATCGCCTTCATAATCATAAGGTAACGGCCCCACCTCAAGCTCATACTCTATACTAGGCAAAGTAACATTTGTTTCAGTGCTATCAATTGTCCACGAAGAATGATGAAGATAGCATTGAGATGAATCAGGATTAATTCGTTCAAATATACCAGGCTGATTTGTTTCTGACGTATTGTCAATAGTGGTTATACTACCTTGGGTAGTTGTCGTTATCCTTCCATTTGTCCATGGCAACCCTGCTTTAAACTGATCAAAGTTACCGTTGTACCAATAATCCCGATTTTCCCCTGCAATAGCCTCATCTATGACATCGGGTGTTACCGGTGTAACCAAAGAGGCTCTAGCCAGAAATGCTGTATCGTTCCACCTAACCGGGAAACTCACATCATCCCATTTATCGTAAAGCTCTCCAGAAGTAATGTCTATTATAGCCACAAAAGCATCTGTGTAACCACGCCCTCTGGCGTTGAGTCTTATGGCCATCCATTGCTTACATTTCTTGGTCGATCTGATATCAACATGCCCAACTATGTACGTCCTGGCTGCTTGCCCTCCGATGGCTGGTAGATGTACCACATAGACAGTATCACCATCAACAAATGCACTATGACCATTTGCCAAATCTTCAATAGTCCCGGTTGAAGTTTCGCAATGATAGAAAAACTCAACATCAGTACTCGGTAGTGCTGGATTACAAGTCGAGACGTAAACCAGATCAGCCGTATTGTTTGCTCGGTTAATGCTGGAAATCTGTGCCTCGGCCACGACATTCTTCTTGATGTCCCCAATGCCGAAGACGGAAACCATCTCATATGCAGAATCGCCGCAGGCTGCCATCAGTTCGTTCCTATCGTGCCATGTGTGCCTGTGGCAACTTTCGTTTTATCTGGATCTCCGCCCGTTACAGGATCAACATCAGATTCTTTCATGTTCAGCCACTTCGGCACCTTCCGAGCGCAGAATGGGATTATTCGGTAGGTAGTTCGCCATGCGTCAGAGCTGACCACGTTTGCTGATTTCTTCGGCACACAGGCTGTAACAACAGGCTTTTGAGAACAGCACACATATTGAAAATCGTTATAAGCCATCACCAGAACCTTTTGATTCTTGACGTATGGAGTAAAATCGCTGGCAATGATGTTTTCATACTTGAGGTATCGGTCTTTCTTATTGCAAACTCTTACATCATAAAGCGTAACGTCTGACTCAAGTTCCTCTTCATGAACTTTAACGACAACTCCGAGAGCAAGATTGCAGCTACAGAAACACTCGCGACTGATCTCTCTCAGCGGTTCCGGTTCTCCGCCTGCATATATTTCCACCACGCTGGTATTGAAAGACACTCCGCACCTGATCACTTCCCCGGTATCAAGCCGGATAGGTCGCTGCCATCCCTGCTGAACAGTCCCATTACTTCTTCTCAAGCGATCTTCTAGGAGAGCCAACCTACTTCTCGCAATCCCAAGAACAGCCTGACACCGCTCGTATGGGCCGTGAAAGATGATCTTGGTCGGGATCTTCATTGACGCACGAATTGGAGAATGGTGTCGGAGTATGGCGCGTTGGTGATTCCATCGTCAGCAACATGGACTCTCGCAGGAAAGGCCAGGGTGCTGAAAGTAATACTGCCGGTTGCGTCGATGTCGCCATACATTGGCGGCATTACGCCTTCCAGGTTGCAGAAAATCCCTCTTGCATCAATCTCCCCGTACATCGAAGGCATTACCCCTTCCATATCGGCATGAATCTTTGTAACAGCGGATATCTCGCCGTACATCATGGGCATGACGCCCTCAATGCTCCAGCCGGTCTGAATATCGCCATACATCAGGGGCATGACGCCTTCAATCACTGCGGCAGGGGTGACGAAAAGATCAACCTCGCCGTACATGTCTGGCATTACGCCTTCAACCCAAACAGGAGCAGGCGTCTTGATAGTTGCCGCACCCCCCGCAACTGCACCGCCTGCCGCAATATGGCTGGCCTCGCGGATATATTCAGACGCACCGCCTGCGACCGCTCCGCCTGATCCGGTTATCGAAACAGATTCAGCGAGGTCGTATGTCTCAATAGTTGCTTCGCCGCCACCAACGCCGCCCCCTGTCGCTATAACGCTTGCGGCAAGGATAAAATCTGCTGCGCCACCAGCTTCCGCGCCGCCTGATCCTGTGATTGAGACCGAATCACCGGATGCAATAGCTGAGAAACCCGAAGGAGGAGAATACGAAAACTCCCCGGCCATAGTTCTAACTGTGGCAACTGAGTTTTGCGAGTACCCTGAGATAGCTGGATAAACAGTTCCGGTTAAATTTGAATATGCTGGATTCGCCTCAGTTTCAGGATTTCCGCTTGCTTGCCAAGTTCCGTTCTTCGAGAACCATATCTTGCCATTCTTGATGGCAACGCCTATTATGTCTCCGGTTGTAAGAGTGGCTCCAAATAACTCAGGAGAGCCATTATAAAACTTTCTACCATCTTGATGGTAGCTCCATCCAGTTGTTGAAGCCCCAACATAGCTGGCTAAGTCAGCTGAGGCTGTGCCAACACCAAAGATTGAACTTCCAGCATTCGTGGCAAAAACAAATTCAAAATATGCCGAATCATTTGCTGTATCTATTGGCGGATAACACCTAGCAGAGCGCCAAACGGAAGACGCGGCATAAGTGGCCGTCTTGTCATTGTTCGAGAATGTGAACGCGCCACTATATGCATCACTGGGATTAAAGTAATTCGGCACTTAAAGCCTCTTAGTTGCCCGGAGTACCAGAACTCATCTGGAATTTGGGAGTAACCTTGATATTGTCGCCGTTGTTCAATGGGGTGAATGAGGCTGCAAGGCGTTCCGCATAAACAACCGTAGCGTCGGCGTCAGTCACATAATATCCGTAAATTGTATCGTTCGTAGTAAGCGCCCCGGTCAGCGTGAATGTCTGTTGCGCGTACACTGCGTCACTCGGATCATTTGCCGTGTTGACTGTCCACGATCCATTAGTAAGCGTGATCGCCGCATACCCGCCACCTGCTGCTTCGGTATAGGAAATTCCTGCTTGTCCAGGAGTAACGTCATTAACGAACAACCTGAGCGTAAGGTCATTTCCTCCTGCCGGTCTATCGTTGTTGAAGTAAACCTTTAAAAACTCGTCTGCCCCAACGTCTGTAAGAACAAGTGCCATGATATCTCCTTAAAATCTGTACTTAAGACTGGTGATTGCCACAGGACTATCAACCACAACCGCTGTTGTCGTAACCGTCATAGCTGCTCCGGACGTATTAACTGCACCCTGAATCCACTTGGTCAGGTCGTTATTGTAGTGGCGAAACCAAGTCATAGTCCCAGCGACAAGGCCGAGTCCTTCATAGTCATAGGCATCTTTCTCGATCTCACCGGCTGATGCGGTGCCAAGGTTAATACCATTGGCCGCAATACCGGGGGTGAATGCACCACCATCTTTTGTGAATTTGACGAGAATATCGGTTCCCGGAGCAGTAGTCGTTACTGCAACAGCCGTTCCGCCGAAGCAATGGATAATGCCATTCGCAAACTCTGCGGCGATATCATCCCATATTGCATTCTTGGTTGGGACGTTGAGTGAAATTGTTCCTGCCATGTGCTTACCTCAAAATTGAAATGATATTATGCCCTTTAATCAAACATGCCCCAGCAGTCCCGGTTGATGGGATTGCGATCTTGGTGTGCATGACATTAGTGAATCCTCCTTGCGCGGTGCCAAGGCAAAGCCCTTTGCGGCTGAACCATGCCCCAACTCGCCGCCCGGAGTTTTCGGAAAACTCAGAGGCATCTGCATAACCGTGAGCAACGGCCCATTCGATGGCCGGATAGTCTGCTATTTTGCCTTCTGCGAGATTTCGCGGATCGAGTCCAGAGAGAAAAAACTGCCGCTTCGTGTCGCTGACGAAGATGCCACCGAAAGGCTGCGCTCCATCCGAGGCAACCGCCTTGATCATGATAATATCGGTGTCGCTCATCCAGATCGGTTTCATCTCCCACAAGCCAGGCTTGCCAATCTCACAAGCGAACAGGGCGTTATCAATCGAACCGAGAATGTAGCCATTGAATCCTGCGAGATGGTTGAACAGCGGGACTGATGTTTCAAACTGTCGATCAGTCGGCGGGCCGTTGTAAGTGTCCACATCCCACGCCAGGCTTGCGCCTCCGTAGTAGACGCCTTTCTCCTGCCGGTTGCCGAAGTAGATTGCCTGTCCGTACTGCACATGATCCATTGGATCGCCGCTCATGCCGGTGCGCTTTGCAGCCGATAGCGACAGATCCGCCGCAACTTCGTACATACTGCCGCCGTCATGGACCAGGCATGGACCGTTGTCGCAAAACAGGGAATGGCCTGCGGTCAGGTCTTCGAGTTTTGTAAAGCCTGGCCCCAACTCGATCTTGTTTGAATCGGTGATCCTGATGTTGACGGCTTTCGCCAGATGCGGGCTGGGAATAGGTCTGCCGTACTGGTCAGTATCCTTGACAGGGTGCATTGGGTCGAGAATAGTGTTGAGGCCTTCACACTTGTCGACGATGGTTACTGTCATGTCCGGTACGCCGGATCAGTACCGACCCAGGTCTCCTGATTGTGCTTCCTGCGGAACTGCCGAATCCCATCAAGCACATACGCATTGAACGCAGCCAAATGCTCTGACGCCTTGATCGGATCTTGTGTCTCTGAGTCGTGATGCATGAGCGCCTTGTAGGCTGCCCACTCGACGCAGGCGCGTTGAAGGCGGTTAACAATCTCAGGAGATGCAGAGTACACATCTGCCGCTGTAGCCGTCACCGTAGCGCCCTCGCCGCTAACGACAGTAGTCGTAGATGTAGACACTTCTGGTAGAAGCGCGGATACAGCCACCACCTGGCCGGATGCAGTAGCTACCAGATCGGTAGAGGCGTCAATAACAGCGGCCAGTGCGGCAGCAACAGCGGACAACGATCCTTCACTTCCGAGAACCGCATATGAGTAAACCGCTCCATTCACCGTAGCGGTAATAACGTCGCCAGCATGCAAAGAGCCTGTTAAGGTTATAGTACTACTCATTCGATCGAGCGGGTACCGACTGTACCGCCACACCTGAAGCGTCATAACGCGCTCATCGTAATCGGAAGTCGGCGTCGGGTAGAACTCGATAGCTCCGGTCTCTTTGTCAGTGCGCCAGTGGGTGGGTAGGCCGGCCGTAACGCTGATCGTTGCGGGCCAGTCGTCATTGCTGACTACTCGGTCGTCGTGAATCTTTCCGAGGCGCCGCATCCCGTCCCATACATGCAGGACCTGAATAATCCGGTCGCTGATGTCGTATCTCGCGGTGTCCGTCTGCAACGTCACCGTGTAGTTGGTAGCATCACGAAAATAGCCGGTCTCCTCGCAGAACTTATCCTGCCCTTCAGCAAGATACCCGACCAAAACAGCATCCCCCCAGCCTACTGAGAGCGTCGTGTCATGGATAACCTCACGAAGTTCTGCCAGCATCTCAGCCCGGGTCATGGCCTACACTCTCCGCCAGGGGATCGCCGAGAAAACCTTGCGGGTCTCTTCGACTTCGCCGGTCAGGAGGTTTCGCTTACGCTCCACATGGGTCATCTGAGCGTTCTCAAGGACATGGACGACCTCGGGCGGGACTTCAACCGGAACTCCTCGCTTGATCTGGTAAATGACACCGTTGACCCCAACAACCTCGAAGTTATTCATGCCGGCAACCTCGTCGATCATGATACGGACGCGGTTCTTTTTCTTCGGAGCGGGTTCCTCGGTTACCTTCTCGTCAGCCACTGGATCGGGCTGGGCTTCGATCTTCTTTGCCAGCTTGGCGGCGGGTTTTTTCATCGCCGGAGGGGCAACCATCTCTTCCATATCAAGGTCTTTTGCCAGGTCGAACTCGTCGTTCACGGACATTTATTTCTCCTTGGGTTTTGCAGCTTCGGTGAATGCGGCGTCAAATTCCTCTTCTGAGGTAAACTTGTCGTCCAGCATCGGCATCAGTTTTTCAATGATTGCTACGACCTCTTTAGCGTCCTTGGCGATGTACTGTTTCTCGCTGGAGCCTGGGTAGCACTCACACAGCCCTTGGCTGCTTTTCTTTTCCTTCGGCTTGATCGGCACCCGGCACTCAATGACGTAGCCATTACTTGCCTGTCCAATCTCCAGCATCCGTTTCATGTACATTTTTCAAGTCTCCCTTTAAGAGGTGATTGCAAGGCTCAATGAAAGGGAGGGACTCTGCACCCTCCCCTCGGTTGAAGCTTACGCGCCTGAGAACGGTGTAGCGGGGTTGGACCCGGCAGGGACCCACCCGATGATATTTACTTGCCAAATATCAGTAGCGACATCGGTAAGAACTACCTTGTCACCGATCGCGCCGCCCGTTGTGGTGCCGTTGAGAGTGATAAGCTCATCGGTTGCCGCGGCGGCGAACATCTTCATGGAGTTGTCGTCTGCGTCGCCAAGAATGGCGACCCCGCGATAGTCCGCGTTGGTGGCGTCGGCGGTGGTGAAAACCGTGTTGCTGGTATTCACCTGGCCCATAATGAACGTATAAACGTGCCCTGTGCCGGTTGCTTCCGGAAGGGTGTAGGTATACGCTGCGCCGGAGCCGGTGATGTAGCATATTTTCCCTGCATGATCAGCGGCAGTAATAGCAGCAGTTCCGGTAAGGGAAACTGCAGCCATCGCGCTGATGTCACAAGCCCGGGTGATCTCAGCGGCAGTCGCGGCAGTCGCGGCAGCAGTCGCGTCGGTGGTCGTCAAGAAACTCGCTGCGGCCCCAGGGTCGCGCAGGGTAATCGTTCTGGCCGCGCCCATCGCTCCGGCGACGAGGGACACTGTAGTATCTCCAGTCTGATCGGTGCAGGTAATTGCCAACTTGCCCCTACTTCCTGTTGCCGGGAAAACATCGACCGATCCGGCAGTGCCGGAAGCCCCGGCGTCAATACCGCCGTTAGCGGTAAGTGCTCCGGTAAGAGTGGACGCCCCGGTAACTGCCAGGGTGCCAGCGACCAGAGTATTTCCAGACGAAGCGGTGACCGTGAACTTGTTGGTGTTTACCGCGACGTCGCCTGCTACGGTGAGCGTACCGGCGGTCAGGACGTTGCCAGAGGTATCCGCGACCGTGAACTTGTTGGTGTCCATGGTCAGCCCGCCGTTCAGCGCCGTTGCGCCTGTGACGGTCAGAGTGCCAGCGATGGCTGTGTTGCCAGAGGTGTCAGCGACTGTGAAGGCGTTGGTATCAACAGTGATCCCAGCGTTGGCAGCGAGCGCTCCCGCTACAGCCAAAGTGCCTGCGACGACCGTGTTGCCAGATGCAGCAGCAACAGTAAACTTGTTGGTATTGACCGCAACGTCGCCCACCACACCGAGGGTTCCGCCTGCGGCTACGTTGCCGGTCAGGGTGGAGGCTCCGGTAACTGCCAGAGTGCCGGTAGTGACGACGTTGCCGGTGGTGTTCGCCACCGAGAACACTCCGCCGTCAGCAGAGATCCCGCCGTTGGCTGTCAGGCCTCCGGTCAGCGTTGTAGTCCCGTCAACGGTCAAGTTGCCGGAAAGCGCAGAGTCGGTGGCCGTCGTAACTGCCACTCCTGCGTGGTTGACCACGGTATCGCAGATCACTCTGCCAGATACCGTTAAGTCACCGTAAATATTCTTTTTCGCCATTGCTTACCTCCTTAGCGGATCGCCAGCCAGTAAACTACGTCGGCGGCGGTGTCACAGATGTCAGTGCCGAGGGTTACCCCAGGGCCTTTACCAGCAACGTCGAACAAGGCGACGGTGGCGGCGGAAGCAGCGTAAGCCTTATCGACAACCATGCTGGTGGAACTGGTGATGGACACGACCGAGCGAGTCTCGCCGTTGACGACTACCTTGTCGCCCACAGCCAGTTCGCCCACAAAGTTGGTACTGGACCCAGTTACAACCGAGGAAGCTGCGGTGACGGACACGGTGCCGGAAACGGCTGCACCTGCGGCCCGACCTGCGTAGAGCGTGATCGAACCAGCGGCGTTCAACGAGTTCTGGGTGTCGGAGTCGTTGGCGTTGTCAAGGCTCTTGCCGGCGGCCATGCCGGCGAAATACTCGTAAGCTACGAGGTTATTGACGTTATAGGCGCGGACGTATCGGGGCTGCCAGCCGAGGATTACGTTGACAGCGACTGCCGGGTTGGAGACCGTGATAGTCCCAACTTTTTGAACATTATCGGCGAAAGCGAGAGACATGGTGTTTTCCTCCTTCAAGGACTTAGAAAGAGGGGCTTACGCCCCTCGATTGATTACAGTTCCGCAGCCGCTACTTCCGCTCGAGCGCAGAAGACTTGGTTCAAAATCAGGGCGGCGAAGTAAGATTTCCAGCCAATCCAGCCACGCTGGCCGAGCTGATCGCCCTCGCGGGACTCGCCCGGGTTCTTGACGAACGGGGTGAGAGCGGTGGCGCCTTTCAGCGGCGTGACTGCAGCGCAGTCGGCAGCAATGTAGATAACCGGATACACGTCCGCATTGGTGGCAGAGGTGGAGATCATCGTAGTGCCGGAGCCGGCTTTCAATCCACCGCCATCATCCCAAGGCTCGAACACGGTCGACGTAAGATAACGAACGTCACCGACGGAGCCGATCTCGGTCGGGTAGGCCTGCATACTGCCGTAGTCAACCACGTCTTTGAAGCCGGACATCGCCTGGATCGTCGGCTCGAGATCAGGATGAACGAAAGCGATGAAACTGGGCTTGACGTTCACCGTGTCCATGTTGGCGGAACTGGACAGTTTTTTGGTGATGACCTTGGCGTTCTGCCGCTTGAACCCGCGAGTAATCTTCTGCTGTAGGGTCTTGGTCAGCGGGGTGTTAACATCGGTTCGCGCCGAACCGTTGGCGTAGTAGACGTTGGTGCCGGCGCGCATTACGTAGAACAGCTTGGTCTCGACGGTGAGCGCGGCCTGCTCGGCCAGCACGTCGCTGTATTCCTTGATAACGGGGTCTTCATGAGTGTCGGCAACCTTATCGGTAATGCCAACCCAGTCGCCGATCTGAGCGAGAGTCGCCTGATAGTCGGTGCTGGTGATGGAGCTTCCCGGGGGGGTTACGCCCTCGGTCAGGTCGGTCGTCGCAGCGGCAAGGGCCTCGTAGCGTCTGAACTTGATGGTGTCCGAAGAGTTCTTCGGGATGGGCTTGGTCTGCAGAAACGGCTGCATAACGAGCGCGGGAGCGGCACGTTTGAGCAGATCGGCTGCAACCATGCCTGCAGTTCTAAGGCCAATGTCACTTACTGTCTGAGTAGCCATGTTCTAATTCCTCCTGTAGGTTACGAGTTTGCAGCCAGTGCGAACGCTCCTTCGAAGTCGTTCTCGTCAATGCTGCTCTTTTGTGCTGTCTGCCGGCTACGGACACCTTCCTGAGCTTTCAGCTTTTTCTCACGGTCGGCCTCCGCCGCGGCTTTCGCAGCATTGTCCGCTTCTAACTTGGCCGTGTTGCCGGAGTGTGCGCCCTCAACAACAGTGGCCTTTTTAAAAACATCGTAGAGTTCAACGATCTCGGCAGCGGAGCCTTTATCGAGAACTGCGTTATAGACGTTTTGGACGATCTTCGGTTGTGCTGAGACCCATGCCTCGACCTGCGGGAGCACGGTGAAGGCGTCCGGGTGCTTGCCGAGAATCTCTGCCTCGTGAGCATTACGGGCGACGGTCTGTGCGACCGAGAGAGCCGGGGCGAGGCGTTGGTCGAACTGAGAGGTCAGTTGTCCGAGTTTTCCGGACAACAGGTTCTCGATCTTGGCGAGGAGCACCCGCTCTCTGATCTCAAAAGCCTTGGCAACGTCCGGGAAATCCTCGGCGGTTCGCGCTAGGACCTCCTGGTCCGCGTCAGTGAACTGCTCTTTGGCAGCAGCCTCGGCAACGGCCTTGTCGGCGGCTTCCTTGGCTGCGCGATCGGCTTCTGCTCTCGCGGCAACAGCGGCCTCGTCTACGACGGGAGTTTTAGGAGCCTTAGCAGCAGCCTCATCGGCAACACGCTGGGCTTCAGCGTCGGCTGAGGCCTTGTCGGCCTCCTCCTTTGCGGCGGTGTCGACGGCTTCCTGAGCAGCTTTGTCAGCAGCCTCTTTGGTGGCTGCGTCGTCAGCAGTACCTTCTGCGGCAGCAGTACCTTCGCCTTCACTGGCTCCTGAGTCGGCTGTGCCTTCGCCCTTGGCGGTGCCCTCGGCACCATCGCCTAACCCGGCAGCGGCCTCAAAGGCCAGATCGAAATCAGTGAGTCCTACGTCCTCGGTGGTCTCATTATCCATTAAGCTAATCCTCCTAGATTAGTACGTATGTATTACTGTATCAGATTGTTACAATAGTTGTCAACCGAAAAGATTGAGGAGGTCCTTACATTCTTTTGCCCTCCCTCGGATGGTTGGGTCCTCGTTATGCTCGAGCTTGTCCCGGTGTTTTTCTCTTCGGAGGGCGAAGAGTTCCAAGAGCAATTTTACCCCGCGCTCGTGGGCGACGGAGGGCAAGGCCTCTAGGATTTCGGTTTCTCGGTCTTGCATATTAGTCCTCCAATATTCGGCACGGCTCCGGATTCTCGTCGAACCGCACCGCTTTGATTGTTTTCTCGCCTTGCAGGATGGCCTTCATTATCCGGTGTCTGCCGTCCATAATCTCGCCGTCCTCGTCAAGGATGATCGGACAGGACAGATCAGCAGCCTGCACCGTCTTCATGTGCATGACCATCTGGCGCAGCGTGAGGTTGGTGTACTTGTGCCACACGTAAAGATGGTCGAGGGGGATTTCCATCACTGGCAGGTCTTTCCCCAACTGGATAAGCCGGGCTACTGACCACTCGTGCCTACCGACCTGTGCGACTTGGGTGTCAACTGGGTGGAACTCTGGGATTTTCACGATTCATCCGCGAAGTTTTCCACGTTACGAGTATTCAGCCACTTCGCCGTGTTTGACAAAATCATCCTGACCTCGTCCGAATATCCGAACCGCTCCTGATTTATTTGGATGCTCTTGAAGATGTCACCGTCGGCATGGCGGAGAGTTGCGGCTTTCCAGTCGCAGAGCATTTCAAGCAGGTCGATAAGGGTCATCTGCTCGAGCGGTGACTGCACACATGGACCTTTGAAGTACTCGGGATGGTGGGCATTGGAGGCGTAGTGGTGGTCGAGCGCAACCTGCATCCCTTGGAGGAAGCCTTTATACTCTTCCGACCCGTAGGTGCAGTTCCTAAGTTTGGCCGTGTACTCGGCGAATACCTCTACTTCAGGGGCCTGCAGTTTGCTCTGGTCGTGCCACTCGCCGCGATGCAACAGATCTCGGACGGCTGCGTTCAGGAAGTTGCGAACCGTCTCTATGTGCCTCATGGTCTTGAATTTACTTTCATGCATCAGCTTTCTCCTTCTTCTCAGTTGCCGTCGACAGCAGCATTTTCAGGTTCTCCAACTGGTTCTTGTCCTCGGCGCTCTTGGCATTGGCGAGGTTGCTCTCAACCCGGGACAAAATCTCCTGGATCGTTGCCTCGGTCGTGGCCGACATGGCCTGGGCCTCAAGCTGCTTCTTCTGAGCGGCGGCCGCGGTGTCCTGGGTCTTGGCCTGGGTCAGGCCCTGCTCGATCTGCGAGGCCTGCGAGGCCGCTTCACGCATCGACTTCAAGGCGGCTTCCGCTTCCTCTTTCGGCAGGACCCGGTCCACCGGCAGGTCGCGGGATTTCAGTCGGTCGATGAGCAGGCCGTAGGTATCGAGAATCGCCCGCTCCTCCGGCGAGAGGGTCATGACAAACTGGTCAAGGGCCGCGCCCCGGACCTCTTTCGCTACGAGCGACAGGTTGCCCTTGGCAACGACCTGATAGTCGCCCTTCAAGGCCTCGTTGGGGTTGAACTCCATGTTCCACCGAAGCAGACTGTTTAGGAGGGAAGTCGTAAACCTGTCAAAGGCGCGGACGGTGTCTTTCGTCACCATGTTGGCTCCGCCCATCATCATGGACATGTTGTTGGAGGTCCGGAACGCTTCGCCGAGCGGCTGTTGCATCCCGCCCATGGTGAAGGCCGGCAGGTTGCTCTCGATGTCGAGTTGCTGGCGCTGCATCTCGATGATGTTCAGAACCTCTATAACGTGCGAGTCGGTCTTGATGTCTCTGACTGCTGGGTACTGGGCTTCCGGGCCGTCGCCTTCGCGCTCAATGACCATGAAGGCATGAACGGCTCCGACGTGTTTCCTGCCCTTCGGCAAGAGTGATGTGTTAACCTCAAGGATCGGGCCGGCGGTCGCCGCCATGTTGTCCATGAGCGCCCTGGTAGAGGCGCAGAGCGACATCTGTGAGTCCCTAATCTCCTCGGGCAGGCCGACGCCGGTCAAGCCGCTGTCCTCATCCTCGGTGTAAATAAAGGCGTGGTACTGGTCGGAGGGGCGGTCGCCGAAGGCGGCTTTCTCGGCCTTGATGATCACATCGTCGATGAACCACACATCGGCCAGGATGTCCTGATCGAGTTCGGAGTCCTTCACCGGCACGCCGCAGGCCTGCAGGGTATGGGCTGAGACGAAGCCGAGGAACCTGTAGACTTCGTACCTTCTAGCCGTTCGCTCGGCGAGGTTCGAGGTCTTGTCAAGCTGGTGGAGTTCTGCCTCATAGGATTTCTCCTTGTAGTTGCCGGTCTGAAAGTTCTTTAGATAATCGGTGATGTTCTCCTTAATGAAGTCTTCCCGCTTACCGAGTTGTCGAAAGTCGTATCGGGCCAGAACCATGCGCTCAAAGAAGCCTTCCTGATCCTCCCAATACTTGGCCGAGAGATCGGGGTAGCAGTCCCATAACCGCAAACTTTCCGGATAGGGTCGTCGAAGAGATTTCTCCTTGGCGACGTAGGTGCCGAGGAACTCGTCCATCTCCCACACTCGCTCAGTCTGAGTCCTGACCATGGGGCTTCGGACGATGCCTGCGCCGTAGATGAACCCGGAGCGTACCGCCTTCTTGCACAACTGCGGATAGTCGATGCCGGGGTCGGCAAGCTGGTCGGCGATCTCCGACTCCATCTTATCCTTGCGCTTATTGGCAAAGGCCCGGACTTCGCGCTCGATCGCGTCACTGGTGATAGGCCGAGGCGCCCGCTGCTCCTGGTCAGCGAGCATAACCTCGTTCTCTTGCAGGACGTTCAGGATCTCCTGCAGGGCCTCTTTGGGGATCGACGGGTTAGGCGAGACTGACAATTCCCAGTTCTTCTCCTGGCTCGGGAACATCATCTCCATCATCTTGGCGACGCCGCCCTTGACCTTTACCCGGGTGTCCCGCGGGTAGACCTTGGAGCGTTCGGCCGGGATGGCCCGCTCGATCTCCGGGTCGTACTTGCCCATGTACTGGCGCAGGTTCTTCAGCCACTGCTGCTCGCAGAAGTTGCGATCGCGGATGAACTGGTCGAGTTGCCCTTTCAAGGTGGCGCCGAGTTTTACGAGTTCCTGGGTGTTGACGTTCATTTTAATAGCCCTCCCTCTGGGCCGGACGGTAGGTTGATATTTGGTCTAAGGGGCCATAGGTGCTGACTCGGACGTGGTCGGATGGGTCGTATTTGCCTGACAGGAGATATAAGTCGCCATATTGTCCGGCTTCTGCGATATGCGAGTGGTCCCCTTTCTCAGGGCTGTCGGAATACGCTCCTGAAATTTTCATTTTGGGGTAGCGGTATTTGCTCCGAAGCGCCTCGATGTAATACTTACACGAGGGGTCTATAATCATGAGCGGCTCGCCATCTGGGTACTGAGACAGCATCTGCTCCGTCGCCTGGATACGAACCTTTGGATCATTTGTGGACGCCGCCTTGACGATTGCCCCATCCTCATCGTAGTCCTTTTTCAGAACCTTGAAAGCAGATGACTCATCGGAGTCCGCTCTGCGCTTGCCGGCCGGGTCGCCGATGAAAATCAGAGGGTTATTCGGGAAGAAGTTTTTAATGATCGGCCGCAGCATCGTCCGGCTAAAACGCTTCATGCCCATGTCGAAGGCTACGGCTTCGCGCAGGACTTTCACTCTGCCGTCAAGGCTCATCTGCTTGAACGTTGCCGCTGGTGTTAATCCGCAGTCGAAGCTGATGATCACCGGCAGGACAGGGTCAGCCTTCAACGCTACAGGGGAAACATGCCTATCCGGCCGGAAGACTCCTGCGTAAACCGGCTTTCCAGACTGGCTGGGAGAGTATAGTCCATTGATGTATGTGTCGACCCACGCCTTTGTCTGCCCTTTTGCAAGGTCTTTGTAATAGTCTGGATGTAGATGATCCAAGTTCTCGGCTTCAGGGGAAAGCCCTGATGGCTGCTTGAAGGTCTCACAATCAATTATGCTATTCGGGTTGCCGTCTTCTTGTGGCAAGTGCTCCATCAGTTTGTAGGCCGCGCTGTCAATTTCTGGAGGGTTGGTGTCCATTATAAGGCCATACCATGCCTCTGGCACCTCTGACGGATTTGGGTAGCGCCGAAGTCGCCCTTTTATGTCTGCAAACAGAGATACAGGCAACTCCCTGAATTCATTGATGAATGCTCCGCTTAGCTCCAAACTGAGAACCCTTCCTACATCATCAGGTGTATCAAGTGGGAGGAACAGTATCTCAGAGTCAACCTCGCCGAACTTCAGCCTGAAAGTCATCTTCGACTCGTGCCAGGTGCCGAGCTTTCGCATCCAGTGCATCCAAGTGGCGAGAGTCGTATCGCGCAATTGTTTATTGGTGTTACGTATTATCGCCCACTTAGATGACCTTTTGCCATCGTTCCAAGCAGGCATCTCAAGGTTGCGGCGAAGGATTTCAACGCAGCACCCGGTTGACTTGGCCGAGCCGATCGGACCCATGATAGCTCGATGGAACGCATTCGAGCGCATGAATTTGGATATAGTAGGAGTGGCCTTGTAGTTGAAATCTATCATGCTTTTTCTCTCCTCCGCTCATCAATCAGCCGCATCTGCCACTCCAAACACTCAGGACAAAACCCATGTGACTCCTTGATACCTTGTATCCGAACGATTACAGCCGGCAGCCAGGTGCCGTCGGCGAGTGCCACTTTGTTACATCGACAACAATGTCTAGTTAATTTGTTCTTGTCAACCATTGTTTCCTAATTCGCACGTATTAAGCACTTTTTCCCAAGGTTCGTCGTCGCATTTGCAGTGAATCGGCGCCGACAGGGTCACTCCATGCTCCGGATCGGTCAGCCAGAACGGTTGTTGCGGCTGCTCGTAAGGGAAGTTCCCGTTCGACGCATACTCGTTGTAGCCAACCATCGAGCCGCTCATGATGCAGCCGCCGAGGGTGTGCTGGCTGTGGAAGTGGCCGCAGACCATGATGTCGTAGGGCTTGCCGACCGCGGCTTGCCGTCCTTTCTTCTTGACATCCCCGCGCATGACTGGGCCGAGCGGCCCCATCCAGCCTGAGCCGCCTCTGAACTGGTTGCCGTGGGTCAAACAGTACTTGGTGCCGTAGACTGGATAAATGGCATCAGGTGCAAGCGGGATGAAGAACTTGATGTGCTTCTCCCCCTGCAGCTCCCGGGCAATCATGTTGTAGAGCAGGTAGTCGTAGTTGTCCTGGACCGCGCCCTTATGCACCATGTGCGGTGTGAATCGGCCATGGTTGCCGACGACGCACGGCACGAAAATCTCCTTGTAAAAGTCGAGGAGCATCAGCATCCCGGAGGCGATCTTGGTCGAATAGTGCAGGAGGGTCTCCGACATCGGGAAACAGTTCGAGGCTTTCAGTTCGTCGTGGATGATCCCCGAGACGAGGTCTCCTGCCAATGGGTGGACAAGGCCTGCAATGGTGACGCCTCCGCAGTAATCCCTCCCAAGCCTGACGATTGAGCGGTAGTATTTCTCAAGTCTTGCGCCAGCGACCTCTCGGTCATAGCCGTTGACGAAGTCGATCTCGGCCGGCACCACATGCTCGTCGAAGTGGGCGTCGGACATGACGGCGGTAGCGATGACCTCGCCCTTCTTGCCGGCGCCTGGCAACAGCATCCTAGGGATATCGAGGTGCTGCTCTCGCAGGTCTGAAAGCAGCTCGACCTTCCGCTGCAGGCGGACGATTTCTCGCTGTGAAGCTGCCAGATCGGCTTTGGTGTTCTTGAGGTTGTCCGCAGTCCTGGCGGTCGCAGAGGCGTCCTTGCCACCGATAATCTGTCGGTTCTTTAAGCACTCGTAGAGGAACCGGGCGTCGCGCTCACCGAGTTTAAACCGCTCCCTTAGATCACGGCGGGTGAGCCGTCTGCCGTCCTGCTGAACCTCAGATTCAAGTCGTAAAACCTTCCGCCACAAGTCGGCTAGGTTCATGCGAGAGTACCTCCGGCTGCGCGATAGGTGATGATCAGCGGTTTGATCCGGTGCTCTCTTTGGCTATATCCGGCACCGGGCAGGCTGGCCCAAATGTTTTTTACCTTGTGAATGGCGGAAATAATTTTCCCGTCGTAAATGTCTTGCAATGCCCGCCGCTCTTTGATAAGTTGGACGGCTATGACATCCTGTGAAGAGGGCGAAAAGTCAGGTAGATTTAGGAGAACGCGGTAATGATCGAACGTCCGCATGAGGATCTGATACCGGCCGGCCGCGGTAGAGCGCAGCGTCGGCGTGAGCCTCATCATTTTGCGGGGATGGTCGGAGTAGTCGGTGAAGAGTTTCATCCTACCCGGCAGGGAGCCGACGAGGATGTTGTAGCCCTGGTCAGATGCAGCGAGCATCTCAGGGCCGATCTCAGCCCAGGCAATCATACAGAGGAAGGCTTCAAGATTTTTGTTCACCATCATTTCTCCTTGAGAAGAACCGCATCTATTCGCTTATGCACATCCGGGAACCCTTCTTGAATGATGTAATCCAGCTTCTCGTCCAGCTTTACCAAGGTCACGCCCTGGCACTTGCTCTGGGCTTCCTCGACGGATTTAAGACGGTCGTCGTAGCCCTTCAGCTTGGTAGCTACCGCCCATGTGGCAGCGACTATACCGGCCACGAATGATCCCGCGTACCCTAGGATTTTTGCCCCTAGAAGCACTAGGGCGTTTGTTTCATTGCTTGGGTCCGGCATTGGCATCAGATCGTCCCTCCCTTGAGGCCCTACCAAACTATCCACCCGAACAGTCTCACTGCCAGGTAGTACACACCGCCGATCAGCCTACCGGCGATTCTCGGCACTCACTCCCTGAACTCCTGGTCAACCTGTGCCCTCGCGGCCGTCTTGGCTGCGTACCCCTCATCGTGCAGTAGGCAGCAGCCGGAGAGGTCGTAGGACTTGATCCGGTCAGGGGCGAGAGTGCAGTAATCAATTTTCACGTATCTTCAGCACTGCGGCCTCGATTGCCGAGTTGATAACTGAGGCTGCCATCTGCACTCCCGCACTGGCGAGTTTGGCTTTCACAATCTCAAAGGCTGCTGCCCGTTTCTCCGACCCAGATGCACCATTCATGGTACTGGCAGCCTGGACAGCCTCAAGAGCTGCCTCCATCAGAAGCCTGCCGCCTTGGGCGAGGAGAATCTTGATAAATGGCAGAAGGAAAGCCCAGGCCTCGGACAGGATGAATTTCAGTTTTTGGGTCATGACTTTTTCTCCACTTTGTGGCCGATGCCGATCATGGCGAGGCCGGCACCGAAGGTAGCTGCTCCCACTTCCAGCAGATTATAGCAGCCATCAAGGTCAACTGCTGGGGCGCCTACGTCAGGGTACATATTGCCAATAACCCCGAGAAGACCGGCAATAATTTTACCTGTACCGAGAAACATGAGGACAGCAGCACCAAAATAGGTCTTTTTCCCATCCAGTTTGCCGGCAAGGTACTTCAGGCCGAACTTGACAAGTACTTTGTCTATCATTTCCACCTCCATAACTTCTTAATTAACTTGATCAGCTTCTCGAGCGGGATCGAGACCATGGCGATCGCCACTTCCTTCTTCGGAGCCGGGCCGTAGTCGTCGTTCATCCCTGCTCCTCGTCCTTATGGCACCGCTCTACCGCGAGCCGCTTTTCATAGTGCGGGCAGATGTCCGGCACCATGCTCTCCTTGTTGCCCTGGATGCAGGCCCTGTGACACCCTTCAGTCTTCCATTGCCGGTTGTTGCGCTCGTCGGTGTGCGGATGGGTTACGATGTCGATCATAGTGCCCTCCCTCGAAAAGTTTTACTCCTCGACTACGGGTTCCGGCGCAACAACTTCCTCGTGGTTGCCACTTGGCGAGTTGTTCGCAGTCGAACTGCCCTCATCAGTGTTAATGGCCGTGGCGTGGTCTTCGTCGTAGGAGTTATTGACTGTCGAGTTCTCGGAGGCGTTGTTGTTGACCACGCCTTTGTCCTTGTCGATCGCTTTGGTCGCAACTACCATAGTGACCATCGGGTTGACGATCGCCTCGGCTTTCTCCACGACCTTGATCTGGGCGTCTACCCCGGTCTTCTGCATCGGGCCTTTGTACTCTTCGGTCTTAATGCCGGCGATATCACGAGAAGCCATGGCCCCGGACATGCCGAGCAGCGCCCCACAGGCGAACGAGTCAGTGTTCTCGCACTTCGCCGCAAGTTTGTCGAAAATGCCGGTGATGGACTCCGCCTTCTTCTTCGCGACTTCGCCTTGCTGCTTATCGTGGTTCTGCACGGTGTCGTTGTTCGACTGAGCGATCTTCGCGTCGTATGGTGTGGCGCACCCGGAAAGGGTCAAGGCCGCACTGCAAATTAGTACCACTTTGAAGTACCTACAGAGTGTGACAGGTAAAAAAACCCTCATAATTTCCCCCCTCCTTGAAGTCTAGTGGTTGAGTTTAGTTAACTATCTTTCACGGTCGTTTTAAAAGTTTGCACCAAATCCCAGTGCTAATTACAGCCACGATTAGCATAAAAATAATTATGGTAGCCCTCATGATTCCACCGTTGTCCCGAGATTACATTTCCATATATTAGGAGTTTCCACCCCTGTCTCAGGATCGACAACTGGCTGCACAATCCATGGATTTTCAGCCAGCACAGAATCAAATGTAAACCCGAGAAATGCAGGATGGATAATATCAGCCCGGCGATATGCTATGTGCTCTCCTGGAATGCCAAGTGCTCTGTCGGCATCGAGTAACGCCGTAACGGTTGGCAGAACAGTTAATCCGGAAAGAGGTAGATCCATAATGACCGCCTGGACAAGTGGCACCTGTAGCCATTGGTCGAAGGCGTCTAGGCTAAAGTCCTTTACCTCTGCAAAATCCTGGCTTTGCTCTGATCCTGTTGGATAATCCTTGTACCAGTGAATGAAATAGATATCGTACTGCTTGCCATCTTTCATGCACGATCCGCAGTACCAGGGGTTTAGCGGTTTTAGTCCGTGAATAACGCCGGGAGTTGCGGGATCAGCCAGGAAATATCCGTGGTAGTAGTCCCCTCTATCAATCGTCCTAAACATACGTCACCTCGTCTGCCAATAAGGTCGCATCGGCTATATCGGAGCTGTAGATGAGTACCCCTTTGAACGTATTCGGGACAGCCGAGGTGTAGGCGAGCCGTAGAGTGTCAGGGCTAAATGATCCGGAAAATGTTGCAGGAGTGCCCCAGGTTATGGATGATTCCCCGTATTTTCGGTAGCCGATTTTGAACGTCGCCCCTGATCCTTTGATGTATGCAGTTAGTTTTTCGTATCGTGACCACCCCGACGCAACCGTAACGCTCGCCGTGTTCCCAGCACTATCGGTTGATTTAAAAACTCCTCCATCAGCCACATAGAGGAAATCAACTACGGCATTTTTTACCGCGACGAGATTGGTATCCGCTGTGATTTGGGCCGAGGACGCTCCGAATTTAATTGGCACTACTGCCGAGATTGCGCCACCGCTGAATGCTGCTCCGAGAGCCGTGGCCTTGTCGCTACCACTTAGTGGCACAGACACTCCATTCCCCGTAGAGGTGCCGATTGTGGAGACTATTGATTGGCTACGTGGTACACAAGGATATTGATATGCGCTCGCCACGCACATAAAATTAGATGCAGAAAACATAGTGGCTGCTGCTCCCGCTGAGTATACTGACAAGCGAACAGATGTCGCAGCAGGTACACTGACAAACATATTGCTATATCCGACACCGTTAGCCGCAGCAGCCACGGTCCACGACACCAGAAACCACCCATTGCCATACGATGTGATGCTTGATGTAGACCCCGCCGAGAGGGAGCCGACCACCCCATCCTGTAGATCAAAGTTAGCATATTTACTGACGAATTGAGCGCCAGGGGCGGTGAGTTGGATATACCGTTGAGTTCCAGCTTTTACTAGTGCCGAAAATGTATAGGTTGTGCCTGATACATAGTTTGTTGTGCCGCTATAAATAAAATGAGACTCAGACGCCTCACTGTTCACCAGAGCGATTGCTGTCGAGCCACCAAAAGCATCTGTCTGGTTAGTGTTTATCGACCCTCCTGCCGCCGCATCGGGTGTTGATGAGAGATTGGTAAATGCACCACCTGCGTAAAAACCACTTACATCAACTGGTGGCGTGGATGATGATTGCACGCCACCAGTAAGGTTAGGCACCTGACCTGCTGCGGTGGAATATGCCAACCCAACCCCCAGCGAGTCGTTGAGAGTATTGTTTTTAGTGTCGAAAATTAATTTAGGAGTAGCCTCCTGCTTGGTCGTAACGGCAAACGTATCACTCACGCCATTGATAGACACAACTGCATTGACAGTGGTCTCGTAATCGTCGTCGGCCAGACGCTGCGCCTCGAACGTATCGCCGGGACTCCATATTCCAGGAGTAGCAACAAAATCCCCTGCACCGTTGAGCCGGTATGCTCCACCTGTTACCGAGATTGCTGCGCTAACCAGCAATCCCTCAACCGTAACTGGGGCGGATGTAGTGAGTGTGGATAATTCCACGCCTGTCTGGTCAGTGATGGTAAATTGATCAGGTCCGGTTGGCGGGGTGTATGTTGCACCTAGACATCTACACGCTTTTGTCAGTACGGTTGCCGGTGCCGCTACGGGAATCGTCAGGTAATTGTAAAAGACAATCCCCTCCTCCGCCGATCCACACATTGTTGAACCATTGAGCAGGGGAGAGGCAAGGGCTAGGGTAACAATCTCAGCATCATCCCGTTTGGTAGCCCCACCATCAGCAGAGATAATCGACCGCAGGGCAGGGTCGGTCAGCGGGTATACCTCGGCGATTGATTTGCCGATAGTATCAACCAGGCCGTTACTGGCCAGTGCTTTGAAGACCAGCCCGGAGGACGGAAGGACGAGGCCTCCGCCGGTCACAGTAGTCAGGTAGTTGGTGGCTCCGAGGGCGGCTCTGGAGGAGTAGCCTTTGTGGTAAGTCTCAGTGCGAGGTCGACGAGGTCTCACGGCTGGCTCCTTTACGCGAAAACCAGGGAGACGGTCACAGCCGCACTGTTCGTCGTGTTGCCAGTGAGAGTGATCGTCAGCGGCCCGGGAGTGAAGAACATCGGGCGGTCTAGCTGGACATACCCTGAGGCGGTGAGTGCGGCGCCAACGACGACCGGGATCCCGAGGACATCGGAGACGGTCACAATCAAGCTGTCGGGCGGGGTCGTGCCGAACTTCACGCCTATACCGGCCAGGGCGCCGTCGAAGCTGACCCCGGTGGTGGTGAGTGCGGTGAAGGCCCCGGTCGCATTGTCAGCCACGAAGGAGTAGGCAAACCCCTTGGTCACTCCCGGCAGATCGTTACTATTGTTGTTGTACTCCTGACTGAAAGTGCTTGAGGCTCCGGCCATGGTGAGGCTCCTATGTACTTGATATTAGAAGGAAATATTTACATTAATTTGCGTAGCGTTCTGGGTACTGTCTGCTTTCGCCTCCTTCGGAAGAAGCGCGCCCCACTGGACAGCCGACCTGATGCACTCCAAGCGAACGGAGGCCGGGGTGTTGTTGTCGTAGACCAAAGCGTCTAAGACCGACAGGTAGCTCTCTGCCTGAATTTTTGCCTTGACTTGGAACCCCACGCCGTTCTCCCGGGCATCGCGCATGGCAAGGGCCAGCTCGCGCCTGAAGACGGGAGTGTCTGATAAGAGGTTGAACTCGGCCTCGGTGAGGTCGTAGCGGGCGAGGATAACGGACAGGTCGTCGACGGCGATCGCCAGATCGAGAACAAGTCTCGGGTCCCACTGACAGGTGGGTGGGACTGGCGAAGGGATGAGCGGTGTGGGGAGTCTGGATTTTTTGGACTTTTTCGGGGCGGGCAGACTATCGAGGTCGATCCCCAGGTCGCTGGCAAGGATGTCGTCCATCCCGAAGCTGGCGTCGTCGAGGAGAGCTAAGTCAAACTCACTATTTGCAATAGACTTGTCCATATATCAGGTATTACCCTGATTAGGACAAAAGTTCAAGAGGAAAGTGAGGGTTTGTTACTTTTTTGGTGGGTTAGGGCTTTTCGAGATCAACATTGCATCGCATTGATTTAAAGGCCGGCTCGTCGGCGTGATCCAGGGCGAAGGTTACCTGGACTACTTTCCAGGTCTCCTTTCTGATGCTGATGAAACTGCCTTCGGGCGGAACCATGCTGGACTTGATGTGGGCTATCAGTTTATCGCCGTCGTAAAATTCCAAAGTATCTGCCATCACTTCTCCTCCAAGATCCTCTCGAGGTCGGAGAGGAGGGTACGGAGGGCTTTGTTCTCCTTGGCGAAGCCATAGTAGGAGTGGGCGTTCTCTGGGAGGATTTGCTCTCTGCAGGTCTTTACTGCGGTTTTGGCCTTGTCGATGGTCTGTCGCTTCTCCCAGTACAGGTCGGCGAAGGCCTCTGCTATTTCGTTCTTTGGAGGAACAGCCACCATAACTGGTATCCCATCCACCTCAGTCAGGTGCTGTCCACAGATTGGGCAGTCGGCCTGGGCCGGGCAACTGTAGAAGACTATTGACGGCTGCACTGGACCGCATTTGTCGCAGACAAATCTCATCTCTCCACCTCCTGGTGCGCCTCGGGGAGGCGGGTTAAAGTTTTACGCCGGCAGCGGCCACGAAGGGCTTGCACAGCGCCTTATCCCAGCAGTGCGGTTTCTTGCCAAACTTCTCTTCGGTCCAGCGGTAGCAGGTTTGGTATATTCCCCAGCCGCTTTCCACACGAGAGGAGAAGCAACTGCATTTATCCTTGCTACAGACCGGGATGCCTTCGTGTAAGGCTGGAGTTATATCTAATGTTGGCGTTGGCATTGGTTTCCTCCTCTTTAAGTTTAGCTCAAGGTAACACGGATGGCTTAGAGTTGTCAAGCGGAAAGTTAGGGGAGTTACGGAAAATGGGGGGCGTGGTTTTTTTGGAAATTTTGGAACTCAGGTTACAGAAATTGAGGTGGGGAGGGGTTTTGGAATTTTGGCGCGAGGCGCTGAATGGGAGGGGGTGCAGGAGTTACGGAAAATAGTCTTAAATTTTAAGGAGCTATGAGCGCATGTATGATATAAGGGTGCCGGGCACCCGGCGTCTCCCCCCAGGCCGGCATCCCCAGAATCGCTCGACCCCGTACACCCTCCCACCTGCCTGCGTACCACCTCCCGACTCCGCCTGGACAAGCCCGAGCTGCGAAGCAAGATCCCGCACACAAGCACGCCTACCCTGAAACAAAAAACAAATAAATGTTAATCGAGATACAAATAAATCTTGTATCTTGCGTATCAGGATGTTACAAGTAGTGATCTACATTTTAAATTATTAACCTTTACCTGTAATGAGGTACCCTGCCATGACAAAACGACTACACCTTATCCGCCTGGCTATATCCTTGGAACAACTCTATTGCCTGGCCGATTACGAGCGACAGGACGTGGTAGCAATGGATCGAGATGACCTAGAACTATATGTCGAATATCTGAAACAATCCGACCGTGGGGCGCTATATGCTCCGATTGAGATATGACAATCAAGTTACACAATGTTACATTTTAACCACCATAGATTGATTAATGATTAACACTAACTAATGAGGTAAGGACGATGGCAAACATGGAACATGTAGTCAAGGTGGCGGGATCAATCCATCAAGTTAAACGTAATAACCATATTACCCTGGAAATCGACTTCCATGGTCACAAGGCTATCTACTGGCCGAAAGGTGAGACGGTTGTCCTGCGCAATCCAGTAGACGGCAAGTATATGTCACTGCCTGCTAAATAACATAACCCACCTAACCATAAGGAGACGAGGAAATGAAGAGACAACATATCGACATTCAAGGAATGAATATACATACTGGACCATGGATTCATACCGTACCGGCGACAAGCTTTAAATTCATTGAAGCTAACAAGGTGACGTTCGCAGTAACGGAAAGGAATTATTATCTAGACACAAAGAAAGATAAGATCCGGTCACAGTTTATGGCCTGCGATAATTGCAGCTGGAATCATTCGTATGCAATATACATGGAAGTCTACCCTGGGATATTCGCATACTGCATAGGCGCCACGGAAGACAACCTGACAATGTACTTAGAGCAGTACTCAAAGATATACAAGGATAACGATTACCCGAACAACCCGGCCATTGATAAGTGGAGAAAAGAATTGGTCAGGAAGTAAACGTTGACCATTGCTCGAAGCGAGCTTTTAACCGAGCTCGTTTCCGGGAATGGTTAAAAACAGAATAATTTTACATGGAGGATTGAGAAATGATAAGCCAAAAAGAAATAATCACTGCGTTGCATAATAACACATGCCCGGAGTGTAATCGGCATTATATGGCTGCGACAAAACTTCATACCGAGGACCGCCAGTATGTAGCCTGTTATTTCTGCTCCACACAATGGGAATTAACACTTGATACCTGGAATGAGCACGTTAGAATATGCGATACTTATACTAAAAAAATGGAGGAATGGGACGCCGATACCTGCCCGGAATGCAGTCACATTGTTGATTACGACTATGAGGAAAAGGGCGAGTTAGTTTGTAGGTGCTGCGGGAAACCGCTTGCAGATGACTTATTTGATAATGAGGAAATTTAAAAATGAAAAAATACAAAACTATCACTTACCGAAAACCGAACTTTATCCTGTTCGACCTGGCGTTTCTGGCAATCCTGGCAATCGGCTTTTATCGCTTCGCGATGCCTGAGATTACCTATCATCTGGAAATGATTAATCGAGCTTTGGAGGTGTTGAAATGAAAGAAATAACCTTATGCGACTGCGGGCACATGGAATCCAAACACTCTGAATTTACAAGAGGCTTCGGCACCGATCCTGAAACCGGGAAAACTTATTGCTACGATTGTTGCCTGGCAAGAGATATTACCTATCTCAGAGAACATGGAAATCTATCAGCATATATTTCTAGCGACGGGAAAAACATTACTACTTGGAGTGGGGAACATATTGCCACGATAACCGGGCACCACATAGTTAATTTTGGCTTCTGCCGCAATCAATGGTCCTTTAACGCTGTAATGCAGGATGGTACAAAACTGTCAGGGCGCGGTCCAGGCGAAGGGATGTTTTGTAGGTTAAAACTCAACAAAGGAAAAACCAAATGAAATCCCTATTGATCCGTCAAGCAATAAAAGCGCTGATGTCCGACAATTATTTTTCGCTGTCTGTCTCCGTCAGGCGGCAAATGGTAATGCAGTATATCTTTAATTTTGGGAGGTAGAAAAATGACAATGCCAGCCGCTTATGATCCGCAACAGGGATACAGGTATCAAATACTTTGCCGGAATAGTCAATACTCGCGAGCCTGGGAGCATTGCGACTACGCTAAAGATAATGAAGAGAAACGGTATTTAATCGGCGAATACCGCCTGGCCTACGGTGCCGGATGGGAATTTAGATCAATATTGTTGCCGGTAAAATTCTGGAATATGGGAGAATAAAAATGTCATACCCTAAACTCACTGCAAAGCTGCCGGAAAAAGAAAGTTCCAATGCCAAGAACTACGGCAACGGCAAAGAAACGATCAGCACCTATAATATTGTCGTCCTCAACAAGAAAGATAAAACCATGCCGATGAAAGATTTGATTACTTGCCGGTTTTACATGGGGCGGTCCAGGTCTGCCAGTGTCGTCTACTGCTCGGTATGGGTCCACCACGAAAAATGTTATACATCCGGCACCGGCAACGCAGGCGGGTATGGCTACCATAAAGAATCTGCGGCACTCGACGAGGCGTTGCGCTCTGCTGGCGTCAAATTGTCAAGATCCATTAACGGCACCGGAGAAACTGAAGAGGCATTGAAAGCCGTTGCCGCAGCTTGTGGATTCCGTAAGATGCTGGTCGTAAGGAATTAAACTCCGAACCTCCCCACAATGGGGAGTTAGGGAAAACTTAAAAATTGAGGGGATAAAAATGCCAAAAAACTTCAAGCACACAATCAAAGACATCACAGGCTGCCCGTTTTGCAAAAATACAGAGATCCGCCTGCACCTCGTATTATGGAAAGCGGAGTCAGAAGACGATCCAGACGACAAGCCCACCTACTTACACGAGCACCAATGTACGAGTTGCGGAAGGTCGTTCTGGACGTAAAACCGTCCGATTTGTTACACGAAAACCGCCCTATCTCGGACACGGGATGGGGCTTTTTGTTAACTTGGCGTAACAAGGCGTTACGCTTAGAGGGCGGGAAAATGCCCTAAGTCGAGCGTAAAAACGTTAACCGAGAGTAACATTTGTTACATCTGAGTTAACAAAGCGCCCTAAGTCGGACACTGAAATGGGAGGTAAAAACCGCCCTAAGTCGAGCACCAAAAATGTCTTTGTTAAAAAGTTTTTCACAAACAGGCCAAAAAAGCCGAAAATGGGCGTGTGCTGCCCTTGAAAACTGTCGGGCAAACCGCTCTAGTTTTGCGCACTTTTTGGGCGTGTTTTGGGTAGTTTTTGGGCGTGCTTCGGGCAGGTTTTGGGCGTTAGCGCGAGTTTTGGGCGTGTCGAGATAGGACATTTTCAGCTTTTTTTGTTCCGAGATAGGGCATTTCGCATTTTTTGGGCGTAACAGGGCGGACATTTGCGTAACAATTTGTTATAGGACGCGGACATTTGCTACATTTTTTTGTAACGAGTTGGGGCGAAAAACGGCGTTTTTGGTGTATGAAAGTTACAAATGCCCAAAATTTTTTTCACAAAGTTTTTTGCTGGTGTCCAGCGCAAAAGCCTTATTATTATTATATATTTTATAAGTAAGTAAGTAATAATAATTTTTTTGGTTTGTTAAAAAAAAAAAAAAAACATCATCATTTTTGAAATTTTACGCCCTAAGTCGTTACACCTCTTTTTGGCCTCCCACCCCTCTGCCTAACAACACACCTACTCTCCAGGTGTAACGACTTAGGGCGTAAAATATTAAAATCTCTCTTTCTTCTTTTTATTTTTTTAACAAAAAAATCCACTTTCCTAATAATTTCAAGCACATTTTGGTGCACGATTTTTTTGATCGGAGCATTTTTTGGGCGTAAACGCCGAAAAACCGCCCTATCTCGGACACGCCCCCTCTGACAAAACACGCCCGAAAAATGCATCCTATTGGAATCACAGCAAAAATAAAATTGTTAACTAGAATGTCACAAGCACAGACATTTTCCTTGACACTTTTTGGGCGTGGCTGTATAAAGGAGACAAGAGAACAAAACATCAAGGAGAGAACCGATGACATCACAAGAATTGCAAACCCTGCGCCTTGCAAAAGGTCTTACCCTCTCAGAGGTGGCGACCGCAACTAAGATCCCTATCTGGCACCTCAACCTCTTGGAGACCGGGGAAAGAATAGTGACCAAGAAATCTGAGGCAAAACTTGCGCACCTCCTACGACCAGAGGGCGATAAAAAAGACTTGATCCTTTTCCGCAACTCCCTCAGGCTCACTCAGAAGGAAGCGGCAGACCTGGCCGGTATCGGCTACCGCACTTGGCAGCGATATGAAAGCGGTAAGCGGAGAATACCTGCGGCATTCACTGAATCCCTTCGCGAACTCTTCGCATCTATAGAGGAATAGAGTATGTACACCACCCAACCAATACACCACCTGATCCGCCTGAAGCGTCAGGCCCTCAACATGTCACAGGCAGCCTTGGCCGAGTACCTCCTCATGGACGGTCGCACCCTGCGCCGAAAAGAGTCCGGACAGCTTAAGGTCCACCCTAAGCAGGACCACGAGATCAATAAGCTGCTCCTGACATCCGACCGTGCGCCCGACAAGTCCGGCCAGGATATCGCAACCCTCCGGACCAAACTCGGCTGGACCATCTCCGACGCCGCTGAAAAGTTCTACCTGCTCCCTGACGAGTGGGAAGCCCTGGAGCGCAGCCAGCACGCCCCTGAAGCACTGCTGAAATTCCTCTCTCTGGCCCATTTGCACGCTGACCCTACCGGACATATACCCTTCCCTCAAACGGACGACCCACGGGCCTCTGAGCACCCTTCCCGGCCATCTGAGGCCGAAGCGCCCAGAGCCAAACCCGAGCACCTCAAACTCTTAAGAAAAACCTTCGGACTCAACCAGGCCCAGCTCGCAGTACTCCTCGGAGTCAGCCGAGCCACCGTGAACAGGTACGAGTCAGGAGAGTACGTCATACCCCGACATATGCTGATCACCCTACGCGGCGTAGCCGCCACGCTCAAAGAGCGTAGGTTTAATCAAGATGAAGACTAAAAAGGAGAAAGAACATGGCACAATTTATGGCAACAATCCAAGGGAATAGAGGCGAGGCGTCCAGACTCGGCAGTAAAGACAGCGGGATCTCTGCCAAGATAAACGGCTGGGACGCTGGTATATCTGTAGAGGCTTGGTACGACCAGGCTACGGAAGAAGACTACTTTCGGGTGTATCAGACTGGCGGCAGCAATGGGCACACTCCGAAAGTATTTCTTGGGGAGTTGCGAGGCGGTAAATTCTTTCCAAACGGAGACAAAATATGAACCAAGACCAAATAGCAGAACTCGAAGCCATGTCCCAAGAAGACCTCGACGAGGCCGTCTACGAGGCCAAGGCGGACGAGGCCGCTGTGATAAACAACGCAGGCCGGGAAACGCAGATCAACTATTTCCTGACTCGGTGGAGCGGACGGACCTTCGTCCTGGAGAACGAAACCTGACCCAATCCCCAAAAACCCTTCAAGCCCGCCCCGTAATCTCGCAAGAGAGCGGGGTTGAGGCAGTACATAGGGCCGGACTGCCCGGCAGACTAACCCAGTTCCCATTTAAAACCCACAGGAGGCCCACCATGACACCGCTGGAGTAAAGGCCAGCACCACAAAACCACAGGCGATAGCCACCAGCGCCCTGGGATCATCCTGGGGCGTTTTTAAAGATAATTAAGGAAAGGAGAGACCAAATGACAAACGAAGAAAGAGCAGCAAGAGGCGAAGAACCTCTCGCCCTCATGCACCAAGGGCCTACTGAGGAAAATATCATCGACCTAGTAACCAACCTGCTCCACCTCGCCCATCAAGAGGGACTGGACCCGCAGGCTATCCTCCGCATGGCGGAGATTCACTTTGAGGAGGAGAAATGATCTTAAAAAACGGAGGGTACTACGACGACAATAATAATCGCTGGGACGCTGACATTTACACCGAGGCCCAGGCCGAGAACTTTTCAAAGACCTTAACCAACTGCTCCGACTGCTCCGGCTGCCGCTACTGCTCCGACTGCTCCGGCTGCCGCTACTGCCGCTACTGCTCCGGCTGCTCCGGCTGCTCCGGCTGCTCCGACTGCTCCGACTGCCGCTACTGCTCCGACTGCTCCGGCTGCTCCGACTGCTCCGACTGCTCCAGCTGCTCCGACTGCTCCGACTGCTCCGACTGCTCCGACTGCTCCGACTTCAAGGAGAACCCGAACAGGTACACCGGCAAAAAGATCGGATCGCGCAACGCCCAGACTACGACCTACTGGCTGGGGGAAACTGTCCAAGTCGTTTGTGGCTGCTTTAAAGGCGACCTCGCAGCGTTCGAGGCGGCAGTTGAGAAAAATCACAACGGCACCGACCACGGCAAACAGTACCGACAGTATATCGAGACCATTAAAACCATTATGAGAATGGAGGCTGAAGAAACCGCATGAGTAATAACTTAAGGAAAAAATACACCGTCGTTTTACTCCGTCCGGACTACCTGTGCGAGAACTCTCCACACGGCCAGGACGTTTACGTGGCCCACGTCGAGGCTGAAGATGAGGCCCAAGCGTTCAAGTTCGGGCAGAAAGACGCCGCTTCAGCGGACAGTCACCAAGCCCCCTACGACGACTACGCCCTCTCGGTAATGTTCGAGGGGCACCACTCACCAATTCTTTACGGAGCGGACTTATGACATCCGCTAAGACCCGCATGAGCTGGAACTGGATAGGTGATTACCCAGTCTTTGTCTATACCCGGTTCTGCCAGCACAACACCTTCAGCGTGAAGGTGGTCAAGGGCAAGCAGGGAGACCAGAACGCTCTTGGCTACGGCCCTAATGCTCCGGCATGGAAAGAGTATATCCAGCGAGGCATGGCAAGCCGGGACGATGTGGTGGCGGAAGCCTTCAAGAAAGCAAAACTATGGATGAAAGAGGAGCAAGTAATGAAACTCAAACACTACGTAGTAGAATGGCAACTGGACACTAAAGCCGACTCGCCCATATCCGCCGCGATGAACGCCCTTGACATCCTGAGAGATCCGATTGGAGGGCCTGGACTGTTCGTCGTCATGACTGAGGGCGAAGAACCCAAGAGGATCGACCTGACCGCTATCGCGGAAGACTTCCCCTTCGCCGACTGGCAAGCCGCCGTAGCGGCAGGAGAGACCCGCCTGGGGTACACTGACTGGGTTGAGAAAAATTTGGAGGAGGAATAAATGCACCTTCGACAAGCCGAAACAACCCAGCCCCAGGCCCTGCAAGATCTCATCAAACAGGTCTTGGCCGACCTTCCTAAGCCGAACCGCATAGTCCGCCCGCCGTACCTCGTCAAGGTCACAGGCAAAGGGCCGAACATGGTCACGATGCTCGACTGCGACGACGGCAAGACCTACAGTTTGAAAGACCTCGCGGCCATCGTTGGGATCAAGGCCCACGGCCTCGGTCAGCGGATACACAACTACGGGTGGGACTACCCGGCGATCTTGGCACCCAAGGCCAGGAAAGGCAGGAAAATAACCGGCGAAGCCTTCTCCTTTGGTGGGATGGGTAACGCCGCCTGGCAGGCGCTTGGAGACAAAGTACGGACACACAACCTTAAAAAATCAGACCATGCGGAGCGTGGGAGGAGAGGAGATGAGCAGAGCGAGAGTCGATAGAGAGTACATAGAGGCAAGCAGGCGCTTTCGGCGTGACTTTCAGGAGCAGGTGCCGTTCCGAGTTATAAGCCCGAAGGACTACGGCGAAGAGTATCTGCCGAAGCCGCGTAAGAGGTGGTTCGTCGCAATAGGGCTTGCTGCTTACATCGCACTTATTATCGCAGGCACAGCATTTTTACTTGACACATTAAAAATTTTCCCTAACTAAGGAGGGTACATGCTAGAGCTACTGACCACCTCCACCCTGGAGGACCAAGTGCTTACCACGACCACAGACGCGAAAAAATTCATCATCGAGGTGGACCTGCCGGTCGGGGTGAGTGAAACCCATTTCAAACGGTTCGTCGAGCGCTCCCTACGTAACGCTGTAGACCGAGAGCCGCCAAGTAACCCGATGAGCCGCCTCAATAAAGAGGCAATACACGTTAACCTTTTGACGAAGGGGAGAAGATGACCCCCAAACAAATAAGAAAATCACTCGGCAAGACCCAGGCCCAGATCGCCCAGATCCTCGGTGCCAGCACCTCCCAGGTCGCACGGTGGGAGCGCGGCGAGGCCGTGCCGAGGGAATACGAGGAGAAGTTGTCCCGGTTACGGGAGCATATTGAGAGGCAGGAGAAAGCCAAATGACCAAACGATACTCAGTCCCGAAGAACCGCTGGCTCACAATCCTCCTCATCAACGTCCCGTATCCGGCAGAGCCGAGGGATGAAACGCCCAGACAGCGTAGCAAGAGGGTGCACAACGCAATGGCGTACACTGCCATGATGGTCGCACTAGCTCCGCAATTTTACGAGGGGAAGAAGAGATGAAAGCATATGGTAAGCCGAGAAAAGCCTGCGCCAACAGGAAACTGAAAGGGACAAATATTGACTGCCCATGCTGCACGCCTTGGGGCAGCAACTCGAAGGAAGCCTCGAAAGCATATAAGGCCAAAGAGCGCAGGGCGCTGCTGGAGAGAAAATGATCCGAACAGTACTTGACTGGGAGTCGGCATACGGCAAGCACCCGATAACACAGGAAAATATCACCCTCTCCCGGATGACCAGCGAAGAATATGTGAGGCACAAGCTATTCAAAGCCCACGGCCTGGGAGTGAAGATCGACCGCGACAAAGCGTTTTACATCTACAAACCGGACGACCTCGTGCATTTCCTACGAACCCATCCGTGGCACGACTCCTTTGTCATCGCACATCACAGTCATTTTGACGGGGCAATCCTTACTTGGCGCTGCGGCATCCGCCCAGCGTTCTGGGGATGCACTCTGTCTATGGCAAGAGCGATCTTCCCGCACGAGTCCTCCAGCCTCGCCAACGTCGCAAAACTCCTCGGTGTAGGGGAGAAAGGCACCGAGCTTGTCCACTTCGCAGGCAAATGGCACCTGACAGATGCAGAGCAGGAGATCATGGGTGGGTACTGCTGCAACGACGTAGAGCTGACCGCTGACATCTTCGATGCGCTCAAGGGCCACTTCCCGGTGTCGGAGTTGCGGTTGATCGACTGGACTATCCGGCGGTTTACTGAGCCGGTGTTCGTCGTGGACCAGGCCCCGCTTGTCGAGGCGTATAAGCAGGAGCGGAGGCGCAAACGGGCGCTGATCAGGCAGTGCGTGTCCGACAAGACCGTGCTCTCCTCCGGCGACAAGTTTGCCGCCCTGCTGCTCACTATGGGCGTAGACCCGCATAAGAAATTAAGCCCGGCCAAAATAAAAGACGGCAGGGTGGACCCGGACAACGTGGGCGATCCGCCGAGCGGGATACTGCCGTCGTTCAAGATGATCCCTTGGAAAGACGCCAAGGCGGCGGGCATGACGCAGGGTGACTACAAGGCTCGCGCTGCCGAGTTGAAAGCCGAGGGGAAAGTTTACCCTTGGGCCTATGCCTTTGGCAAGTCGGACGAGGAGTTCAAAATGCTTCAGGATCACCCGGACCCGCAGGTCCAGGCAGTGGTCGAGGCCAGGCTCGGGGTGAAGTCCACGATCAAGGAGACCCGGACCAAACGGTTCTATAAGATCGGCAAGCGAGGGAAGTTCCCGGTGTACCTGAACTACTACGGTGCCCACACAAATAGATGGAGCGGCGGGGATAAGCAGAACGCCCAGAACCTGAACCGGGTAGACGACCGAGACCCTACTGCCGGGGCCTTGCGGATGTCGCTCTGCGCCCCTCCGGGGCATGTTGTGGTTGTGCGCGACCTGAGCCAGATCGAGGCGCGGATGCTCTGCTACTGGGCCGGTCAAGAGGATATGCTTGAAATGTTCCGTGCCGGCGGCGACCCTTACGACTTCATGGCGACGAAAGTTTACGGCTACCCGATCAGTCGGAAGACAAACCCCGAGCACAAGACGGCGGGGCAGGTAGGAAAGATTATCATTCTCGGATGCGGCTATCAGATGGGGGCCTGGAAGTTGCAGGAGAGCGTCCGGGTCGGGTTCATGGGGATGGAGGGTATCATCTTCGACCAGACCTACGTCAAGCAACTGGGCGTCGATGTCGAGGCGTTCAGGTATCAGAAGTCCTATAAGAAGGGGTTCACCTACGCCTACGAAGAGGCCGAAGCCTGCTGCCCGCTGAATGTAGCCTTGGACGATCACTTGACGCACTGCGCCGTGACGAAGTTTCTGGTGGACTCGTTCCGATCCTCGAACAACAGAGTGACGGCATTATGGAAGGACTGCCAGGCGTCCCTTACTGACATCCTCCTCGGCCAAGAGCGCGGGGTGGGCGGCAGGCCGCTGGTGCATACGGACAAGGAAGGATACGTCCTGCCAAACGGCATGAAGATCCGCTATAGCAAGCTCCGGAAGTCTGACAGTGGCGACTATAAGTATCTGGCGAACGTAAGAAAGAAAGAGTGGACTAAGCTATATGCTGGTAAATGCGCGGAAAATGGCACCCAGGCTTTGTCCCGACTGGTCATCTCCGACCAAGCGTTGAAGGTTATCCCCCGGCTGCGGGAGTACTCCCTGCGCCCCGGCGAGGTCGCGGAGATCGTGTCTAGCACCCACGACGAACTAATCACGGTCGTGCCTGAGAGGTACGCCGACGAGTGCTTACAGATGATGAAGGTAGAAATGGCAACCGCACCTTCCTGGTGCCCCGACCTCCCGCTGAAGTCGTCGGGAGGGTACGCTGTCTCTTATGGAGAATGTGAGAAATGATTGAAGCTAAAGGAGAACAGTATGCGGAAGAACATACAAGGCTATTTCTCGAGACGTAGGAAGCGAAAACAGGAGGAAGAGTGGTCGATGGGCTACGCTTGGGCGGTAGGAGAACTGCTTCACACGAGAACCTCGGCCGAAGACCTGGAAGCCAAAGTATCTGGGATAGATTCTTCGTTTGACGCCGGGGCGCGAGCGGCGTTGCGAGATTTCGGACCCGAAATTGATAAATGATAAGGAGGAAGTAAATGAAATTATTCGTAATTACTTACGAAGTGAACGACTATGACCAGTATGGAGAGTATTTTGTTATGGCGTTCGCCAAGCGCCCCGCGTTGGAGGACCTAAAAAGTTTGGAGGTAGACGACAGGACGAAAACCCACATACTCGCGGGGGGAGGCCGACGAGGGATTGAAAGAGAGTGGTACACCCTTTGTGAAGTTGAGGAAGGGGATCTGTCTGCCCGGCTGAACGTTGACAGCTAATAATAAATCTGTAACCCAAGAAACAAAACAGTTGCAGTACTAAGTCAAACGGGTTACTATCAGACCGTGCGCAAACACCCTCGCGGACGGTTAACTCCTGGACTGAAAGCGAGGGTGAATTTCTTTCGAGGATATTACTAATGGCAAAAACTCCAGAAGAAAAAGCAGCGTACAGGCGAGAGTACCGGGAGAAGCACAAGGACAAGCTAAGTGCTCAGGCAAGAGCCGCCTATTTAAAGAACAAGGAGCAGATACTTGCTCACCGAAAAGATTATTACTTAAAGAACAAGGAGCAGCTACTTGATCGTAGTAAGGCGTGGAGAGAAGCAAACAAGGACCAGATCAGTGCCCGCAAAAAACAGTATCGGGAGGCGAATAAGGACCAGGCGAGGGAGTACGGCCGAAGATACTACGCGGAGAATAAGGATCGGTATAAAGAATATCAGGCTACGAATAAAGACCGTAATATTGCGTACAGGAAAAAATGGCGCGAAAATAATACGGAGTATTTGCAGAAGTATAGGAGAAGGTACTACGAGGGTACAAAAGAGGCGAAAAAGGCCTGGAACATAAATAATAGGGAGCGATTACGAGACCACTACAGAATGTGGCAGGCACACGCAATACATGAATTACTTCCTAGATATGTTGCAAAGGCGATGGGCATATCCGCCGCAAATATGCCAACCGAACTGTACGAAGCCAAAAAAGCACAACTGCTATTACATCGAGCATTAAAACAATTAAAGGAGACAGTCAATGAAAGACATAGTTGAAACTGTTGGAGATTCCAGAAAACTGATATTGGAAGTGATGATGGCGGTTAAAGAGGGCGCTATGCCGGCGGACCGGGCTACGTGCGTCATTGAAGGCATGGAGGCTATTAACAAGTCCATCCAGGTCGAAGTGAATGCGGCCAAGATGTCCTTGATGGCTGCCGCCGCAGGCAAAGACTTCGGCGAAGTAGTGCGCCTTGGGCAAAGGAAAATCTTTGGAGGAGAGTTGTTGGAGGAGCCTAAATGAAAGTCCAAGACCTGATAGACAAACTGAAAGAATTCCCTCCGGACATGGAGGTGGAGTGCTTGGTGGACTGGCAAGGCGAGGACGAGCCTGAGTTTGAACCCGTCTCCGAGGTTGAGATGTATAACGACCATGGGAATACTGTGAGGATTGGGTGAGCGATAGGAAAGTAGTATCGGGCAATGACGCCCGAACAAAAAGGAGCGAAAAACATGCACTATCATTGCGAAATTATCATGCCCAAAACCAAAGATATCAGCAAGTCAATTGAAGAGATCATGCTGCCGTTTAGTGAGAATAACGAGGAAAGCGAAGACCACTCAGGTCACTCGTTTTGGGATTGGTTTGTTATTGGTGGGAGGTGGGCCGGAACGAAGGAAAAATGCACATATAACGCGGAATCGTTAGAGAAGTTTTATGTGAAGCTGCAAGAAAACAAGGTGACGGTATCAGGGATTCAGGCTGGCAAGCAGTCGCTTGAGCCGAAAAGTCAAATCCCCCTAGTTGACAACATCTGGAACGAGTTCTTCCCCACTGAAAATGGTGAGATTGTGGCATGTCCGCTGTTCGCCCATTCAAATAATCAATACGATAGCAACGACCTCCTTTCTTGTGACATCTGCCGAGTTGATGAAATCCCGGAAAATCTGACATGTTCAAGGGTTATCATAGCTGGGCTTGATTACGATGACAAGAAGATGGAGGCAAAGTTTATGCTGTCTGACTCAATGTGGAATGGCGTCAATCATGTTGATACCACATGGGACAAAAAGGTTCTGTCGGCGGTGTCAGAGTGGGCGGGCAAACTTAAAAACTACAGAAAAGAGTATGCCGAAAAGGTGACGCCCAAAGAAGACTGGATCTGTGTCACCGTCGATTACCACGGTTAAAAATATGTCAGGCATCATGCCCGATTGTAACTGATAACAAACCAAGGACCCCAAATGCTAAAAAACGCCGTAGGCAAGAACTTCTCCTGGTCTCCATCAGCTATCGCTGACTACATTACGTGCCCACTAAGTTATGCAGCCAAGCGGTTCTATGTCACGATCCCGTACCGGGAGATCGAGGCCATGAAGCAGGGGACAATCGAGCACAAGCATCTCGAGGACCGGCTTCTCAAGAAGACCCCGCTGCCGGCAGGCTACACCCGCGGCGAGAAGTATTGCAGGATTCTTGAGTCATCCGGAGGCACCCTCTTCGCCGAGCAGGAACTGGCGATCGACGAGAACATGAAGTTCGTAAAGTGGTTCGACAAGACGGCTTACGGCAGGTGTAAAATTGATGTTAGTCTGAAAAAAGATAACAAGATCACATGCTTAGATTGGAAAACTGGTGGCATCCGTGAGGACTCCCTCCAGCTCAAGATCAACGCCTGCTTCTTGGCGCTCAAGCACCCAGAGATCGAGACCTTCGTTACCAAGTACATCTGGCTGAAGCACGACGCGGTGACTCCGAAAGACGGCGTCTTCTCGAAAGAAGATATCCCAGCGATGTGGGAGGAGATCCTCGGATGGGTGGAGAGGATGAAGTCCGCATGGCGGACTGAGCGATTTGACCCGAAACCCAGCGGCTTGTGCCGAGGCTGGTGCGAAGTTGCTTCATGTGCCCATTGTGGCAAAGGGGGAAGGAGATGAACCTACTGATTATAAAACAAGCCGAACAGATCAACGAACTTCTGAAGTCTTTCCAGAACGATGAGGACCGGATGGAGTTCATTGAGAAAACGACTGAGGGCATTTGCGTCTACTGCGGGGCTATCAGCGACCGCTGCCACTGCCAAAACGATGAATAAAGGAGGCCCCCCAAATGAACCAACAACGCTTCGACCGCGCTCAAGAAAAATACGATAACGCCGAGGACCCGGCGTACAAGGTCATCGATGAGGACGAAGACTACTTCGCCGATGACGACTGGGCGGGGGAGCCTGACTACGATTTTTACGACTATTGAGAGGAGGAAGTAAGTGACCGACATCATGACAGATTTAGAAACAATGGGCAACCGCCCAGACGCAGCCATAATAGCCATAGGAGGGGTCGAGTTCTCCCTCGACACCAAGACCATCGGCCGGGAGTTTTATGAGGTCGTTGACCTCGACTCGGCAATGAAGGCCGGCGGCACCGTTGACGCCTCGACTATCCTCTGGTGGATGCAGCAGAGCGATGAGGCCCGGGCGGCGTTTAAGAGGCCGGGGAAGGACATTGACTTCGTACTTCGCTTGTTCAAGGCGTGGGTGCAGTCCGCCGGCGAGGATGTGCCAGTCTGGGGCAACGGCGTAGCCTTTGATAACGTTATCCTCCGCTCGGCTTACGACCGCCTGGGCCTGACTGCTCCTTGGTCGTTCAGGAACGACAGGTGTTTCCGCACGGTGAGAGCCATGTATCCTAAGATCGACCGGTCGTACCAAGGCACGGCACACAACGCACTCGACGATGCCAAGTCTCAGGCGGTTTACTTGATGGAGGTGGTGAAGTGAAAAGAAAAGCCCCTTGGACTGACTACGCCGGCAACGACGTTTACGTTGGGGACTACATCGTCCATCCGAACGGTGAGCGTGGCGTAGTCGTGGTGTCCCCAGAAGATCACCTGCCTGATACCGACAAGTGGCTAGTCTACTATGGAGGTCAGATCATGTCCAGACTGTGTCTGCAGATAGGAGATAAGGGCATGGCTGTGGTGGAGGGCGTATGACCCCTGAAGGGGGCACGAAGCGGCTGATCTACGCCCTCCTCGCCGAGTATGATATTTTGTCCGCGGCCAAGGCCGGCACGTTTGAGAAGGCTGACGGGTACTGGTATCCTGCGGTGCAGGGGGCGATGTCGATCGGAGGCCTCCCGGACGTAGTCGGGCACTATCTGGGCATGTTCTTTGCTATCGAGGCAAAGGCCCTCGGCAAGAAGCCGAGTGGACTGCAGGCTTTGCAGATTTCTGCAATCGCCTCCTCGGGAGGCGCGGTGTTTGTCGTTGACGGCGAGGCAACGCTGAAAGCGTTTCAAGAGTGGCTGGAGAAGGTTAAGGCTGAACGATAAGAAAGTAGTATCGAGATTTTGCAATCTCGAAAAAGGAGCATGACTTGAATAAAAAAGACACAGAACACATCGGCTACATACTTAGCTCCAGTAGGTCGGTGGAAGAACTAAAAGAAAGGTTTTTCCAAATGGACTCTCGCATTGAACAGGAATACGAAATGTTCGAGTCTGCCGCTGGCCGCGAAGAAAGTATTGACGACGAAGTCTCAAAGAGGATGATCGAGCGATACGGGCATAATTGGGCACTTCTTAAAAAGAAGCCGCCGTTCGGGGAAGTTTTAGAGGAAGTACGGCGCGAGGTATACGGTGATGATTACGACTATATTTTTAAAAAATAATGTCAGGCACCATGCCTGATACTAACTGAAAACCTGTCGTTTAAAGACCTGGCCGAAAACATACTCAGAAGTATGACTTTTTGAGGAGGGAGGGAGAGGTATGAAGGATTTCGAAGAGTGGTACGAAGAAAATGAAGAGTTGTTGGATATTTACGCCGCGGAGTCCGGAGCAGACCGTGAACTTGACTTCGATTCGGAGCGATTCGCCGAAGATATGTACGACCAGTACGTTCGCTGCTGCCAATGATCCGCATCCTAGACAATCACGTTGTGCTGAAGCACAATAACCCGAGCCAACTCCGCGCCGTCTTCCCAGACATCAAGGAAGCGACGATCAAAGGCGAGAGGTTCGTCGCTGTGCCGCACACGCTGGAAAGTGCTCGGGTGCTCAACAATCTTGGGATCAAGGTTGAGTCGCCGATCAGACGGCAGTACGAGTGGCCTGGGCGGTATAAGCCGAGATGGTACCAAGTGGAAACTGCGGAGTTTTTTACTCTTCACTCCCGCTGCTACTGCCTATCCGAGATGCGGACTGGGAAGACCTTGAGTGCCCTCTGGGGTGCGGACTACCTCCGCCTCGCCGGCCAGATAAAAAGGACGCTGATCGTCGCTCCGCTTTCCACTCTCTGGGATGTGTGGGAGCAGAATATTTTCGAGAGTTTCCCACTCCGGACCTTCGCTGTCCTGCACGGCCCGAGGCAAAAGCGCCTCGACCTTCTCGCCAAGCCTTGCGATTTTTATATTTGTAATCACCATGGGGTAGGCATAATCGAGGAAGCCTTGAAGTCCAGGCCGGACATCAACCTCGTCATCGTGGACGAACTGGCCGAGCTGCGCAGTGCGAAAAACCGCAGGACCAAAGACAAGAAGGGCGGAGTACTGTGGACCCCACTGAACGAAGTGCTGAACCGCCAAGGGATTGCGAGGTCCGCATGGGGGCTGACAGGGACCCCGACGCCGAACGAGCCTACTGATGCCTTCGGCCAGTGCAAATTGATTACTCCTGAGAACTTTAAGGGCCACTTCACCGCGTTCAAGCAGGAGACCATGTGGCAACTCCGGCAGTTCAAGTGGCTGCCTAAGCCAGGCCATGAGCAGGTCGTAGCGCGAGTATTAAAGCCGGCCATCAGGTTCGAGCGGAAGGTATGCAGCACTATGGAACCGAGTTTCATCGACCGGCGGGCGGAACTCTCAGCCGAGCAGGATAAAGCCTACAAGCAGTTGATCAGGCAGGCCTCGACCGACCTGAACGGGCAGACCATCACAGCGGTTAACGCTGCGGTATTATTAAGTAAATTGGTACAAATTGCCTGTGGGGTTGCTTACGACGCCTCCAGCAATATGGTCAAGTTCGACTTCGGGCCGAGGCTCAAGATCCTGGAGGAGTTGATCTCCGAGAACAACGAGAAGGTGCTGGTGTTCGTCCCGTTCACGGGGGCGCTCAACACCTTGGCTGCCGAGCTTAGGAAGAAGTGGTCAGTGGCGATCGTCGAAGGGGCCACATCTCCAGCGCAGCGCAATAAAATATTCCGGGAGTTCAGGACTCTCCCCGACCCTTGGATTATCCTCGCCAACCCAGACACCATGGCCCATGGCCTTGACCTGACGACAGCTACCCTCTCTATCTGGTACGCCCCATATGTCAAGGCGGCGAAGGTGCAACAGGCCAACGCCCGCACCGATGGCAGCAAGCAGAACACCAAGATCGACATCGCCTGCATCTACGCCACTGCAGAAGAAAAACGAATGTACGCGGCGTTGCGTGAGAAGAAGAGACTTCAGGATATTATCCTTGATTTGGCAAAGGAGAATTGATGTCCGCATCTCTGTGTGAGATCAAGCAGCGTCAAGAGATGGACCTCCTTTGGAAGATCGAATGGGCGCGAGAGAGGATCAGGGAGTGGCATGAGGCTTGGGGAGGGAAGGTCTATGTCTCTTTCTCCGGCGGCAAGGACTCTACCATTCTACTGTACTTGGTTCGACAGCTTTACCCTGAAGTCCCGGCGGTGTTCGTCAACACAGGGCTTGAGTTCCCAGAGGTACTGGCGTTTGTCCGCACGATCCAGAACGTGATTTGGCTCCGCCCAAAGATGACCTTCGGAGAAGTAATCAAAAAGTACGGCTACCCTGTGATAAGCAAGGAAGTAGCTATGGCTATATCCAGGTGCAGAAACACCAAGTCAGAGGCACAGAGAAACCTCAGACTGTGGGGAGGGGTTAATCCGAACACAGGGAAAATCCAGACTGTAGGAGTCATTCCTCAGAAGTACCATTACTTGGTAGACGCCCCTTTCAAGATCAGCGAAGCCTGCTGTACCTGCATGAAAAAGCAGCCGCTTGCCAAGCATCTCAAAGACTCTGAGGATGTCCCGTTCGTAGGAGTTATGGCCTCGGACAGTAGGGCGAGGCTGCGGAGCTACGCGGCGTCCGGGTGCAATGTTTTTGAAAAGAAAAAACTCATGTCCCGCCCACTATCAATCTGGACCGAGGCTGATATATGGCGATGCCTGAAGGCCGGGATCAAATATTCGTCAATATATGACATGGGCTACGACCGCACAGGCTGTGTGTTCTGCATGTTTGGGTGTATGCAGGAGAGGGAGCCGAGATTCGTAAAGTTGAAAGAGACACATCCGAAGCTGCACAAATACTGCATTGATTACTTGGGCATGGGCATGGTCTTAGACTTCATCGGAGTGGCACACTAAAATTAGTAACCCGCGATACAAAAAGTTGTTGCACCCCCGTAGGAGATGTGTTACGGTAGTTACATGATGACTAGGAGCGAGTAGAAAGTACAATCGGGCAAAACGCCTGAAAAATTAAAGGAGTGAATGATCATGGGTAAAATAGTGATCGGCGCTACAGTTCTGCTGCTGTTTTTAAGCGGGTGCTCAACTGGCGACAAGTACGACAAGATTCAAGCAGTCGATGGTAAGGGGAGGATATTTCTCTTTAAACACAATTTTGGAGATACCTATTTTCTGCAAGTTCTCAACGATGGCCCTGTTACTGAGACTGAGAAGATAAACGCTGAACTTGCGAGAAAAATATCTGAAAACACTGGCAAGGAAAAGAGAGAGACTAACTGATAACCTGCCGGGGGGCACACGGACGCCGGTGTAAAACAGGCGTGACAAGCCGGGAGAGACCGGCTTTTAG